TTTTTGCGGGCCATACGGCTAGCAACTAGATAAGCATCTGGAAAAGCAGGTTATTAAGCCCGGCCCATCGGAGACGAAATGATTGAACAAAACCAAGTAGAAGAATTGAAACAATTTGGTAAAGCCCTTACGGTATTTGCTCAGGACATAGCCGAAAATCTTACGCCTATCTTTCAGCAATTGAAGCCGGCAATACAAGAGCTTTATGATTGCTTTTGGGAAATCTACCTGAAGGCGGGCGCACCCTATGGCGAGACAGATGACGGTATGATGCGCTGGTATAGGGAAATTGGCGAGGCTAAACGATTGCAATATCAAGCAGATAGAATTATCCAAAATCATCAGATGTTAGCTAGTTTTAGGCAAACGGTTAAAAATAATGAGCCAAAACGGTTATCGTAACCCCTCATTGCAATCTGAAGCAATATATGATAAAATAGACACAAGTCGAAAAGTGCAAATCTTTTCGCAGATGGTGCGCCACATCACGGCATTGGTTTACTTGATAGCTGAGTTGGTTATCGGAACAAGGCCGGAGAAATTATGACCCGCGAAACGTTTATGATCTGCGATGTTTGTAAAAAGCGAGTTTTGGAGGGGACGGCCTATGGTTGGATTGCTGTCTCTCCGGCTAATGGTAGCAGTTTTGCACTTTCGGGAAATTATCTTAAACCCGTATTATTTGGCCTATATTGCTCTTGTTCCTGCCTTAAAAATCGTATAAACGAGATTGATGACTTTGAGACGAATCCGTTAGAGATTATGGCATTAAAACTTGATGCAGAATCAGAAAAACTCTGACCAGGCACGAAGCCGGAGAAGTTATGAAATTAGGGGTTAGAATTTTTATACTGGGAATGATTACTGCCTTTTGCATTGTTGGGGCGTTTGGTGTTCTCGATTTAGAGCCGGCTATGAAGGTTATTTTACCCCAATGGGTCTACATAATTGGTATATTATTGTCTATAATTTTAGCTGGGGTATGGGTAGGCGAGATGGAAAGCAAAAGAGTTTCATCTATTCAAAAGTAACCTAGCCAAATAATCATGATAAACAAAATGAAGTTAGAGATTCGCATTTTGCATTATGATCGCTGGGCCGGGCCTGCACTGGGTATCAGGGGTAAATTATTTAATCGCAAATTTGTCTGGTTGATTCCGTTGCCAAATTGGTTGTTTTATGGTGAGCGTCTCACCTTAAGGCTACATCCGTACCATTGGCTGACCATCAGTTTCAAGTCTTACTGTGGATTGACATTGGTACGAATTGGTCCGATAGAAATAGTCTTTATTTCAGTAGAAAGTATAAAAACAACAAATAGAATACAAATATGTAAATTATTTTAATCAACCAAATAACTCAGCCCACTAAGGCTAAAACCTTACACGGCCTGTTGAACCGCTACATAATGACGCGGCTCACGGGCCGTTTTTTTTATTCCCAAAAGGGGGAATGATGGAACGTAAACAAACTGAGGCGATTATAACCACCGTAGATGAGGCACAAGGCATCGTTGAAGCTATCTGGGCGGTTATGGGCAATGTTGATGAAGTGGGTGACATAATTCACCCCGGCGCTTTTACCAAGACTTTCAGCGAGCGCGGCAACCAAATCAAGCTGCTAGATAATCATCGCACGGATTCGGTTATGGCCTCGCTGGGCGTAGTCAAAGAACTTCGAGAAGTGAAACGAGCCGAATTGCCCCAGGAGATGATGAACCAGCACGCCGATGTGACCGGCGGGGCGTGGGGCCGCTTCCAGTTCCTGCTTGATACCCCAGAGGGTAAGGGAGCATTTAGCCGGATTAAAAGCGGGGCCGTTCATCAGTGGTCATTCGGCTACGATGCTGTTGACAAAGATTACTCAAACAAAGATGGTAAGTCAGTGCGGAATCTACGGGGCATAAAACTTTACGAAGTTAGCCCCGTTTTATTTCCGGCCAACTCTGCCACCACTACCACAGCCGCCAAAGCTGCGCCCTCTGAGGGTAAGCCCTACGGCGTTATCCCTGAAGGTGATGAGTTTTGTGTCTACAAACTTGACGCCGAGGGCAAGCCAACCGGCAAGCCGATGGGTAGACATCCTACCGAGGCCGAGGCGCGGACACAGATGCGCGCCTTGTATGCCTCAGAGGAAGAGGATAAGAGCGATGATACCCCAGAGGATAAAGCCGGCCGCGTCCTGTCTGACCGCAACGCCAAGCGTATCAAGGCGGCAATGGCAGAGCTTCATAACTGCTTAATGGAAGCTGGCTTAATGGAAATGCCTAAAGACGAAACAGAAAGTAGCAAACCAACCGGGCCGCAAAAGTCCGATACTTTACCACCCACCTCCGAAAGCGCAAGTGAGGCCGGGCCGAATGAGGATACACGCACCCGCTACCTTAAACTTATTGAAATTGAGCAGGAAAAGCTCAAACTATTGGAGGTGTAAATTTGGAAATCCAGGACACCCGCCTGGTCGAAATGAAGGCCGAAGCGGGCAAGCTCTTAAATGATGCCAATACCTTACTCATCAAGCCGGACATAACGGCTGAAGAGACCACGAAGGCGCTGGCGATGATAGAAGAGCAAAAACAAATCAAAGGCCGAATTGATGCTTTGATCTTGGTCAAAGAATCAGCGAAGGCTTTTGAGGGTATGAACTTCACCCCCCAAAAGGGTGACGATAAGCCTACCCCTGGCGGCTTCAAAACCGCCGGCGAGTTTTTGCGAGAAATCCATAGCGTTACCTTTCGGGGTAAAGCTAATCAACGGCTGAAAACTTTTTCGGATCCAAAAGAGCCAAGTAGCGGGGCGCATACCGGTGAAAATGGCTGGTCGGAAAGCAAGGACTTGGTCGAAAGTATCGGGGCCAGTGGCGGCTTTTTAGTTCCTACCGAGATGCCTAACCAGTTCCTGCAGTGGACCGACACCGGCGACTCGATGCTGGTCGAAAGTCGGGCCACAGTTATCCCGATGATGCGCCGGGCTATTCAAATTCCGGCGCTTAATCAGGGTGGCACGACCGCAGGGCAGCCGCATTGGTGGGGCGGAGTGCTGGCAAAATGGACAGAAGAGACGGGCACAAAAGAGGAAACTCAGCCGACCTTCCGCCAGATTGAGCTAGTAGCCCACAAGCTGGTTTGCTACACCGAAGCCTCAGACGAACTGTTAGAGGACAGCGCCGTATCGTTGGAAGCCCTGCTGAACTCCATGTTCAGCGGTGTAACCAAGTGGGAACGGCAAAACGCCTTTATCAATGGGTCCGGGGCCGGACAGCCTTTGGGGGTTATCAACGCCCCGGCGACAATTGCCCTCAACCCGGCGGCGGCTAATGCGCTGTCAGTCAACGATCTGGCCCGGATGCTTGAAAGTTTTCAAGGAACCAACCCTGTTTGGTTTTTCTCGCGGCGCTGGATGGCCGAACTGTTGCAACTCAATGGGCCGGCAAGCCACCCAAGTTATGTTTTTATGCCCAGCGCCCGCGACGGCTTCCCGGCCTCACTGTTGGGTTATCCGCTCTTTTTCGTGGAGCAGATGCCCGGCCCTGGCTCGTTGGGCAGCGTCTTGTTAGCTGACTGGTCAAAATATCTTGTCGGCAATCGCAAGGCCATCACGGTTGATACCACCAAAATTTTCAAATTCCAAAACGACATCACTTCCTGGAGATGTGTCAGCCGGGTAGACGGTCAACCCTGGCTCAATCTCCCCTTTACGTGGAGCGACGGTACGACCCAGACCAGCCCGTTTGTGATTTTGACCGGCACGGCAGGAGGTAGCTAGAAATGGCATACACAAATAGAGTAAGTGAAGATTTTGTTCCCCTGGCTACACACTACCCCCTGACCCGGCAAGTAGCCACCCACGTCTCAGATTGGGTACTGATGGCAAGCTATCATCGGGCCTGGCTATATCTGACGCTGGGTGCAATGGGCGCGGCCAGTACCCTGATAGCCGGGTTGGAGCAGGCCAGCGACGCAATAGGTACAGGAGCAAAGGCAATCACCGGCAAGGTGACTGCTGCGCTAACCCAGGCCGGCAGCGATGCCAATTCCCAGATTTGCATTGAACTGCGAACTGAGGAGTTGGATGTCAACGGAGGTTTTGAGTATGTGCGCTTCTACACCACTATTGCCGTAGCCGATTCGGAATATGCGGCCACGTTGTTTGGTGCATACAGTCGTTATAAGGCGGTGCCCGTCACAGCGTGGGACGAAGTGGTAGACTAATGAGTCAAGTCTGGATTAGAGCTAAGGCAAATATGTACGTTGACGATCACGGCAAGCAAAAGCCGCTCTATCCGGGCGATTGGTGGCCGGTTGGCAGGCAGCAGGCGAGGGATGGACTAAGGGATGGTCTCTTAGAAATTCTTAAACCTGCTGTCCTGCAAACCGTGCAGGATTTGACCGATTGCGCCATTGTTCTAAAGGGATTTACGCCCGAGCTCGAAAACTCTCTTGTCAACAGGTTCCCGGCAGTGCCCATCTTTCCTTATGGCGGCACAATGCCCACAAGCGGGCGTTTCCTCCTGTGGGATACATCGGCCAATTTACGACAGGACTTGATTTTGACCGGCTTTGGATTGCTCACCAAATGGCAGTTAGCGGTTCCGCTTTTGAACTACGATACCCTGGCCTCTGATGTTGGCATGGCAGATGAGCAGGCCGAAACGAAGGCAGTTGTCCACGATCTGAGAGTGCCTATTTACAATCACCGAGTGCTGTTTGTCCGGCAATGTCAGGAGACGCGGCGGCTATTTGAACTGTGGCAAAACGGTAGTGAGTTGGGCTTTTTACAGGCACTTTATCAGGCAAGGCCGATAGTTAATGCCTTGCCGCCGAGTTGGATTATGTAAGGAGATTACAATGATTGTTTTACTTCCCTTATTGGTCGCTGTCGTCGGTGTCTTAATGTACGCTCTGGCGACAAATCCCAAAGTGGCTGAAATGGGCCGGATTGCTTTCTTTGCTGGCTTGCTGGCCTTTCTGTTAATCGGTGGAGATCAGGTTATATCACTGCTCAATCGGTGATGCAATGGAAAAACCTTCTATTCTCGAATATACCGTTGTAATTTTTATAGTGATAATCACTGTATTTTTTAAGCTGTTTAAAATCAAGAAAGTATAGTGAACGGCGTCGCCTATGTCGTTTACGGACAGCAGGCTCAATACGAAGCCGAGCAGAGTATAGCCAGCCTGTTAAAGCACAATGATCTACCTGTTAAAGTTATCACGGAATATCAGTTTGATGTAGATCAATTCAGGACTGATGAGCAAAAATCTAGGCTGGCAAAAGTGAACCTGCCCAGGCTGGTGGACTTTGACAAGGTGCTTTATTTGGACGCAGATACCCGGATAAAATGCGACATCACCCCCGGCTTTGACCTGCTAGACAATTGGGATTTAGCTATAGCGCCCAGCAGGAATCAGGGTAACGATTTGTTTAGACACATTCAAAATAGCGATGAAAAGGAACAAACCTTACACGAACTTGGAAACTTCTGGCCTATGCAGTTACAGGCTGGTGTAATGTTTTTTCACCGGCAACGCTGCGCCAAGTTGTTTGACGAATGGGCGCGGCAATGGAACCGCTGGCAAGGACAAGACCAGGCGGCCTTATTGCGAGCACTGGCAATTGAGCCGGTTAGGATTTGGCTATTAGGGAGGTGTTGGAATGGCGGTGAAATTGTCGAACATCTATTCGGAAAAGTTTAGGCGGGCTAAATGGAATGTTTATTTTACCTCTGGTAAATATATTACGATTATTCTTGATGCTCTTTTGTGGCCTCTGGGGTACACCTATCGTAATGCCGCCTTTCGCTTTGCCGAGGCTGATGTAAGTGTTTTTGATATTCAAATTCGGAATATATCCCTCAACATAACCGAGGCCATTTTAAGAAGGAACGGCTTGGGGTATGGACTGGTCAGACGCTTAAAATTGGACGAGCAGGGTCGTCCTTATTCGGGAAAAGAATATGGTAATCCTGTCCAATATTGGCAATTCGGCAAATTTATGATATTGACAATTCGGCAAATTTATGATGTTGCCCAAGAAAGACAAATAAAGAGAAGGTAAAATGGAAGTTACAGCAGGTATAAATACCAATGCTGATTACAATTCAGCCGGGGAACCTGTTAATTACGATTTTGAATGGACAGGGCCAAAAGACGGTATTCTGGGTATTTCCGGCGAATTGATGCTACAAGCCAACAGGGAGATTTTTATTCACCCAGATGATCCCCAAATATTTGATACTATTACTTTTGGCCCGTTTGAATTGGTGATTTTAGAACATCAATTGCGACCAGTCGAAATATATTATTGTATTCGCAGAGAATTTGTATCTGAAACCAAATGAGAGTCCACATCATTACCGACCGCATGAATAGTGACCGCATCCTGCCCCGGCTGGCCAAATACCTGGCCGTGCATAACGGTTGGAGCCTGTCGGAATCGCCAGAACCTACCGCCGATTTTAACTATTTCAACAATTACAACACCTATCACCAAAAGTGCAAGGGTTGGCACGGTACACCGATAGGCGCGTATTTTAGCCATCTTGATACTCAAAACAAGGGCAAAGAGCAGATGTGGCACACCTCCGCAGGGCTGGTTGATACCTGCGTAACAACGGCCAAAATGTACCATCAATATTTACCGGCTGATAAAATCTACCAATGCCGGCCTCCGGTTGAAGTGGACAAATTCACCATTAAACCGGCTCCAAAAGGCGACAAGCCGGTTATCGGGGTGATGGGGTTTACCTACAACGATGGGCGCAAAGGGGAACGATTATTTGAGCAATTAGCCGGTTCCGATTTTGTCAGGCGTATCACCCTGCGGGCGAGCGGGCGCGGCTGGACTGGCGTCCGTTGCGAGTACCACGAGTGGAAAGACATTCAAACCTACTTCCAGGAGCTTGATATTTTGCTGGTGCCATCGCTATTCGAGGGTGTCCCGATGCCACCATTAGAAGCCCTGGCCTGCGGTGTTAAAATCGTAGTACCTGAGCACATCGGTCTCATTGACGAATTGCCCGACATACCAGGCATTTACCGTTATGAGTGTGGCAACGTCAAGGCAATGATTGAGGCAACCGAGCGGGCCGCCTTTGCGGAGCCGGTTGACCGCGATGCCTTACGTCAAGTGATACTTGATAACTACACCGTTGAGCATTGGGCCGCCGATCATCGGCAAATGGTCAACAGCTATTTTCAACACGAGGATATTGACAGCTTACCCGACTGGCAAGGCAATAGCGGTGTGTATGTCGTTGCCTTTGGAGAGCCATCCCGTAAATGTGCCCAGCGCTGCATTGACAGCGTTCACAAGCAAATGCCGGGGCTGCCGGTCGCGTTGGTAGCTGAAAAACCTATTGGCAGTGAAGATATTTTTATCCAGCAGGATGATGTTGACGCCGGCGGGCGGGTGGCAAAATTGAAGGTTGACGAACTCGCCCCGGCTGCCTGGAATTATGTTCTTTACCTCGACGCCGATATTGAAATAGTCGGGGATGTCTCATTCTTGTTTCAAGTCCTGCGAGATGGGTGGGAATTTGTTATCTGCAAGGATAACAATAAATATGGTATCGTGGGGGAGATGAAGCGACCCGACAACCTAGATGAGTGCGTTGAAACCTGGGAGGTGATGGGCGGCCAGCAGTTGCTACAGTACAACGGCGGAATGATGGCCTACCGGCGCAATGCAAATACCCGGCGCTTTTTCCAGATGTGGCAGAGCGAATGGCAAAAATACGGCAAACGAGATCAAGGGGCCTTACTGCGGGCGCTTTATGATAAGCCTCTCCGCACCTTTGTCCTGATGAACCAATGGAACGCCACCACCCGCTACGAGATGCCCAAAGGTGAGATTGCCATTAAGCATCACAATATGGAGGCGCGGCGGTGGAATGGTCTAATTCAAGGCCGGATAGATAGCCCGGAGGCGTGGCAGGCGGTAGAGAAGTTTAGCGGGAAGGTGAAGGGATGATAACAATACTCGCCCTTAACCCCACTTTTGGGGCGGCTTACAATCTGCGCCGGGCCTTTTCAATGTGGGAAGAAACACGGCTTATCACCCTGGAAACACACCCCCTTTGGCCAGGGGAAGAAGATATTATTTTGACCCGTGCTAATGCCGATTATTGCCGCAGTCTCATTGAATCCTCACGCTTTACGATGATTGCCGACGCTGCTGGCCTGGGCGTATCGCTGGATTTACTAATGCCGACTAAGGCGAATTGGGTAGCCTTTTGGGGTGATACTGCCTACTGGCAAGAGCCACATTATTTCAAGCACATAGCCGAAATGCTTGAGGTGAAAACCACCTTTGCCATGATGGATTTAATGGATAAGGCTGCTGCCTGGGCCGTGCCCTTGTGTCATCCGGTGCTGGATTTTGGGTGGGATATTGACAAGCCCTACCCCTTACAGATTATGCACTCCCCTCGAACTGAGAATAAGCGCAAGCTCAAAGGGACTGACAAAATAGAGCGGGTGGTAGATCAATTAAAACAGGAGTTCCCCGACCTGGTTTATACCTCATTGCTCAATCTGCCCTGGCGAGAATGTTTAGCCCAAAAGCGCAAGGCCCACATTTTTATTGACCAAATCCCCGACATCGATATGCCGGCGGGCCTGGGCCGCAGTGGTGAAGAGGCATTGGCTTTTGGCTCAGTAGTCATCACGGCCTTACGCGGTGAGGAATATTTGGAAGGATTTTTCCCGGCTCCGCCAGTTGTTAAAGCCTATGATGAAAATGGGCTATACCAGGAATTGCGTACCTTGTGCCTGGACCGTGCCCGTGTAATTGAGTGGGGAAAACATAGCCGGCAATGGGCAGAGAAATACCTACTCTTCCCTGGCTGGCTTGGTTATGTAGGGGAGCATTTGCGCCTTGATTAACGTGGCTTTGGTGGTCAAGTCTGCCCCGTCTACCCAGGAGCGTGATTGTCGCAATATGGGCTATTTTTCATACGCGGTGCCTGAATTTAAGTGGACTCATTTTGATGGGCTTAACGCTGATGCGCTCAACAAATTTGATATTGTCATTCAGGAGGATGCGGGGCCAAAACGGTACGCCGGCCTACACAAGCCGCTGGTCTACGTGGTGATTGACAGCACTTTGTCAGAAGGCCATTTGGAATCACGTTTACAGCGGGCCAAAAACGCCGATTTGATTTTAGTGGATCACGACAGCCTCGACCGCTTCACTCATCTGGGCAAACCGGTTAGACGCTGGAATTATTGCGTAAACGATAGGTTGATGCGGGATTATGAATCCAAACGAGATATTGACGTGTCATTCTACTGTGGCAGCAACGAGGAGCGGGGCCGGCTACGGAATATGTTGAGGGCTTATTACAAAGAACGAGGCTTGAACTTTGCTACCGGCACGCTCAATATAGTGGACTATGCCCGCGCTATGGCCCAAAGCAAGATCGTGGTCAACTGGCCCAGAGTGCCCGGCAATCGCCCCCACCGGGTCTTTGATGCGCTATCCTGCGGGGCTTGCCTCGTTACCGGTCCAATCCCGGCTATATCCGGCGACGAGCGAGTGCCGGGCCGCGACTATGTAGAGGTGAAGCACCTTGACGATATTCCTACCGTCTGCGATTACCTTTTGGATAGTGGCGAGTGGCAGGAGCGGGCCAGGTGGGGTAAACGATTAGTCGCCAAGTACCACGCATGGAGCATGCGGGCGCGGCAGTTGCGAGTGATTTTACAAGAGGAGCTAGGCATTGCGTAAAGAATTGGAAGATTTAACCCTGGCGTTGCGAGACGCTTTTAATATCTCTACTTTCGTTGAGACCGGCATTTTCAAAGCCTACACCACCCGCTGGGCGGCTGATAGTTTCCCCAAAGTGGTCAGCATTGAAATTGATGAGGGCTATTATAACCGGGCGGTGGGGTTGGACATTAAGGCCAGACTTATTCACGGCGACAGCGCGGTTGAGTTGCCCAAAGTAGTCAAGCGGCTTAAGAAGCCTGCTATTTTTTGGCTAGATGCCCATAGATGCAAGGACAAACCGGCTGTGTTGACAGAGGAATGTCCGCTATTAGCAGAACTGACTGCCATTAAAGAAACGGGCTTACCTCACCTCATTCTAATTGACGATGCCCGCTACTTTGTTGAGCCGGTCAAGTCGCCATATAACGCTGCCAAATGGCCGACATTGGATGAAGTCAAAGCGGCCTTACCTGCTGGCTATGAAATGGTCATCTGGCAGGCGGCTATTATCGCTATGCCAGTAAAGGCTATGTCGATAGTCAGGCGCTTTGTTGAGCCTGACAAGTTAGAGGTAACGGTCCTGACCTCCAACGACTACCTTCACTGCTTGCCGCCGTTTGCTTATTTGTTTAATAAGTTTTGGGGAGGTGGGCAGCCGGTCAAGGTGGTCAGGTATGAGAAACGACCCTATAACCTACCCGGCAATTTTACGAATTGGGCCATTGGCAATCAGGCTGATTACACGTGGTCAAGTGGTTTGATAAAATATCTGACCCAATATAATGGTGAGTTGATTTTGCTGATGTTGGAAGATTACTTTTTAACCGAGCCGGTAGGAGCTAAGGCTATTCAGTCGGTTTGGGATTTTATGAGCCAACACCCAGAGGTTGCTAAAATAGACCTGGCCGGCGATAGGGCCAAAGTGCCCCATAATCAGCTTAGTGAATTGTTTATCCAATCCACCAATGACGCTCCTTTTCAAGCCAGCTTGCAGGCGGCTATCTGGCGCAAAGGCTTTTTACTCAGGTTTTTGGATCCAAAAGAAAACGCCTGGCAATTTGAGAAACTAGGCACAAAGCGAATAATCGAAGCCAGAGAAAAGGGCGAGTTTGACGGGTTGATATTGGGTTGCAAGCATCCTCCTCTGGTTTACGCCAATGCTATCGGGGGTGAGGGTAAAAAGCCCGGCGAATGGGATGCCAAGAAAATACCACAGCAATTGATGAGCGAGCTATCAGGGCGGGGGTTGGTATGAATTTTTTTCACGATGATACAGGCCATATTTCGCTCAAAATCGGCAGGTATATATTAGATCACTACGACCTGGAGCTTACCGGTTGCCTAATGTGGTTTATTACCACTGTCGCGCTTGGCGTGTTGGCTGCTCTCTTCGTAAATGGGGGGGGCTACTGTGAATAACACACCTGAGCAACTTCTAGCCGAATATGTGGCCCTCCACCCTGAGCTTATCAATATCGAAAAAAATGCGCGGGGTGCAGTAAACAATACCAAAAAGGCGGTTTTCCCCTACCAGGCCGCAGCCCTGTATCACCTCGCCAAACCTTATAATGGCGGGCGGGCGCTGGAAATCGGCACGGCTTACGGGTACTCCTGTTTCTACCTGGCCAGCGCCATGCCCGCCAGCAGGATCACCACTCTGAACGCTTCAGAAGGTGAAGTGGAAGCGGTCAAAAGTGCCAGGGTGTTAATCCGCTTCCCCAATGTGGAGATTTTACACCGGCTGAGTTGGGATTATCTCAGGGAAAGCGATGGCACGGCCTGTTACAATTTCATTTTTGTTGATGGAGATCACAAGCGGGTAAAAATGGATTTCCCCTATTTTAACCGGCTCATTGATGGGGGCTTGATGGTCTTTCACGATTATTCGCCATTGGGCAGCCGTCGCCAGTGCCCGCCCGTTTATGAAGCGGTCAACGACCTGGCAAAACATCTAGGGCGACAACCGGACGTATTGATTGTAGATGATGGCCTGGTAGGGTTGGCCGGTTTTGTGCGGAGACCGGGGGAAACTATCTAATGGATGGCGTTGCTATTTATCCTGCCGATTCTGCCGCCATAGATGCCTTTGGCCGTTGGCGTACCAGTAACCCGGCCAGCTTGTTTGATAGCCAGGCGCAATATGACACATTTACCCTTTTGTGGAATGAGAAGATCACCAATAACAGCGGTAACGCGGCGATTACTCATTTACCCAATGAATCGAGCGTCAATCTAACCGTTGGCCAAAATGATACGATTATCAGACAGACGAAAGCGTATCATCGTTACCAGCCCGGCAAAAGCCAGTATATTTTAATGACCTTTGCCGGGGCAACTCCTACCGCTGGGATAACTCAACGGGTTGGTTATTTTGATGACAGAAACGGTATATTTTTGGAGGTTAGCGGTACGACCCTACGTTTTGTGAGACGTACTTATGTCACCGGGGCGGCGGTTGACAATGTAGTGGCTCAGGCCGATTGGAAGCCGGATACCCTGATTGGTAATCGAGATGGCCAGAGAAATCCAAGCGGCTATCAATTAGATGTCAGCAAAACTCAAATCCTGGTCATTGATATGGAATGGTTAGGCGTGGGCCGGGTTAGAATCGGCTTTGTGATGGATGGTCAAATTATTTATGCCAACTACTTCAAAAATGCCAACGTTCTGACCTCTGTTTATATGACAACAGCTAATCTGCCGGTTAGATACGAGATTAGCTCAACGATAAGCGCAGTCCACAGTCTGAAACAGATTTGCTCTCAGGTCATCAGTGAAGGTGGCTTTGAGACAGAGCGAGGTATCCCTATTAGCGCTGGGAATGGCACCACGTCCGTATCAGTAACCACCCGTCGCCCTATTTTATCTATTCGACCCAGAGCTTTATTTAATAGTATTGTCAACCGCGGGCAGATAAGACAAGCGGAGGTTGAAGTGTTTGCCGATGACCAAAATACCTTTTTTGAACTTATCTACGGAGGAACGTTGACCGGGGCAAGCTGGGCAAATGTTGACACGACTTACAGTATAGTTGAAAAAGACGTGGCGGCTACGGCCATTACCGGAGGGGTCAAGGTTGGGTCGGGTTATGTTGTAGTTGGCGCTGGTATTATTGGGGGTGAAATACATAAGGATGTTTTATCAAAACTTCCCCTGGCCCTTGACATTGACGGCAATCACCCGACAACCCCTTTGACCGACAGTCTATCGGTGGTGGCTACTTCTATACCGGGCGGAGCGACTGACACTGCTGCCGAATTGAATTGGTTGGAGTTGAGATAATGGCCTACGCAACTGCCGCCGAACTTCGAACCCAGATGAATAAGACCTCTGTAGCCGATGATACTATCTTGACCGCCATCATTGCGGCAGCAGAGAATACCATCAACCTGTTTACAAATCGAATTGATGGCTTTGTAGCCCTGACCACTGCAATAGCTCGAATTTACGCCGGCACAGGTAGAGCCTATATGTCTATTGATGAGTGCGTGGCTATCACTCTGGTCGAGGTTAAGGAAAGTGTCAGCGACACCACATATGTCAGTTGGGCGGCAGGCGATTGGATACCCTTCCGGGGTGACTATAAAGACCCTAATTTTAATATGCTACCCTATACGATGTTGATGACTAACCCGACCGGAGACCAGGCGTATTTTACGGGCGGTAAGTTTGGCGGGCTGCGCGGGTTCCCCCCTGAAACCGACAGGAGCCGGGGAGCGCCAACGGTGCGAGTGACGGCGAAATGGGGGTATTCAGTGGCTGTGCCTGCTGACATTAAAGAGGCTTGCATTATGCAATCGGCCCGCTGGTACAAACGGCTGGAAGGGGCTATGAGTGATGCCCTGGCGAGCTCCGAGTTAGGGACGCTGCTTTACCGGCAGGTGCTAGACCCTGACGTTAAAATGATTTTGGTTAATGGCCGCTATGTCAAGCCAGCGGTGGGGCGGCGATAGATGCAAATATCATTCAAGGGATTGAATGAAACAGTAGTGAATCTAACCCGCATATCAGGGCAAGTCAAGGATACAACCGAACCAATGCGCCAGGCTACGCTACTCGTTGCCGGCGATGCCAGGCGTAACGCGCCGGTTGATCGGGGTGTGACCAGGGCCAGCATTATGCCGAGCGTGGAAAGTCGTAACAATTCGACAACCGGCGTGGTGGGCAGCAATCAACTATCGGCTTTGTATATGGAACGGGGGACACGTCCGCATTGGCCGCCACTGGTTGCACTGGAAACCTGGGCACGGCGGCATGGTACAACGGCCTTCCTTGTAGCGCGGGCTATATCACGGCGGGGCACCAAAGCCCGGCTGTTTCTGCAAAAGGCATTGGACACAAACCAGGGCCGGATTGTACAATTATTTAATGACTATATCAGGAAGGTAGCTAAATAAATGCCAGCATCTACCGTTACGGTCGCCCAAATTTGCACGGCTATTGATACCACTCTGGGCGCGGCTCTGGTTGCCTCTGGGGATTTGACCGAAAGTCAGAATTTCAGCGAGCTAACCGAGGGGATGAATGACGAAAAGGTATTGCAGATTTACCCAGAGGAAGAAGCGCCGGTCAGCGTAGGCAGTGGAACGCAAAAAATCACCTTTGGCTCTACGCCTTTCATTGATGAGGAAATTGTCATTCACGCCGATTACTATGGGCGGCAGCGGTCCCACATTGGCGAGGATATGGCCACGCTAGTTAGCGGTATAGATGCAATTAGAGCCAATCTCAAAACCCAAAACTGCCCTAACCCATTCAGCTTGACTGGTATCGCTAATTTTCAATGGAGCTGGAATCGGGTGGTATTTGAGTACGGTGGACCAGAGTTAAAATATATCGGGGCACGGTTTAGATTGGTATTCAGGACTTTCTAAGAAGTTCTAAAAACTCTACTTTAGTTCGGCCCACCGGAGTAATCCGCACGGCCTACTTGACCGCCACAGTGTATCACGCGGCCTGAGTAGGCCGTGTTTGTTTTGGAGCATAAATGTACAGAATGGTTAGACGCACCCCGCTTTCAACCGGGCAAAAATATGGCGACATTATCAAAGACGGTGAGCTAAGTCCGAACACTATAGCCCGGATGCTCGAAAGTGGCACATTAGTTAGAGTGGCAACCCCCCCACTATCCGAGCTACCTGATTGGGATAAACGGGCCGGCACGTTGGCAATGGCCGGGGTTTTTACCGTTACTCAACTCATTGAGGCGAATGTGAGTAATCTGGCCAAGAGCATTAAACGGCCAGCGAAAATTATTAAACAATGGCAGGATGAGGCAATAGCCTGGCTAAATCCGCCACCATCTAATGAACCAGGCTGAGATTAAGGATAATTTGGAGGTTCCAAAATGGCACAAACAAGCGGAGCGGTAGCCAATGCCTGCGCTAAGGTCGAGATCAGTACCGATAATGTGACCTGGACTGACATCAGCGGCGTGGCCCAAAGCGTAGCTGATACGGAGCAAACCCGCATCAGCGGCGAGGCGTATACGTTTTCAGGGGAGGGGGCGATTGTCAAAAGCGGCAAGAAAGAGCCGCTTGAACTGACATTCACCATCATCTATACCGAGACGGACGCCGAAGCCTACCAGGTGGTCAGACAGCGATTTGAAACGGCCACCTGTTCACCTAATTTCTATGTTCGTTGGTCGCCTCGCGGCGGGGCGGCTGATGATGAGCAGATTACCAGCGGGGCCGGGGTGATTACAGCCTTTACTTATCCCCCGGCAGACGCTTCAGCGGGCGGCCCGATTATTACCGGCTTTAAAGTCAAGGTAGGTGATCTGACTACTACCATCGTAGCGAGCTAACCCACTCAGGAGAACTATGGCAAAACTAATTCACGAACAAACAGAGCCAACTCAGATCGTTTTAGACCTGGACAAAATCAATATGGATGAGTTTCAGTGGGGAGATTTGGAAGATATGGAATCCAATTCCCCCACCAAGATTCGCCAGATGATGGAAAAATACGCCATTGTCCAGGGCATTTCTAAAGAGGAAATGACGCAATTCTTTCGGCAACTCACCTTGCGCCAGATGCGGGATTTGAGCGAGCAGTTTAGAAATGCCGTAATGCAGATGGCTAACCCGGTGGCTAAAAACGGAAAAAACTAGAATGGCGCTTGACCGAGTACCTGATTACCAAAACAGGTCAAGCGCCACCTGAGTACCTGGATTATCAGGTCAGGATGATGTATCACATTCCACCCTCTGTTTTTCACGAACAGCGCGGGCAATTTCTGTTTGAAGTATTGCAGGATATGAGATGTCAGGAATACGAATTAAAAGCGGCAAAGCACAGGCATACACTTGGCTAATCTTGAGCAATAAGAGGGGTGTCTGAATTATAAGGAACAGATGTCCATTCGCCCTCTTTTTTTCCAACATAACGAAATGGATTACCTGGAAATGCGTCAAATGTACAACCGCAATTGAGTTGTATCCTAAAGTATGCGCCAAAGAAGGGAAGAAATCCAACCCTTGCAGTCTGCAAGCCATGCTCAGAACAGGTGAATTTTAATGTGTTCATGTTTTCTCCGTGCAAATATTATATCTCAGTTTAGCGTATATGGCTAATGTAGTTGAAGTTGTCATAAAACAAACCGGCACTGGTAACGCCATAGATGCCACCACCAAAGCCCTGGGCGGCTTAGGGGGGGCCGCTAAGGGTGTTACCGGCATGCTGGGCGGTTTTGGCGGGGCGCTGGGCAACATGGCGACGATTGCCGGGGGTATCGTTGCCGCCAACATCTTTGGCAAAATCGTTGAGGGTATCACCGGTTTTGTTTCTACCGGCCTGGAAGCGGTTGGCTCATCACAACAGCTTGAAACCTCGTTGAAAGCTCTACTCACCGCCAATAATATGTATGAGCAGACTACCGAGACGGTAACGGCGGCGGTGACGAAACAGGTGATGAGTCAGGAAGAGCTTGCCATTGCGACCGATGAACTAAACGCCAAATTGATGACCCAACGGGCAACCTATCAGGAGCAGCAGCAGCGCATCATTGATCTGACCGCTGCCTATGGTGAAAATGGCTTAAATGTCATCAAGGCCAAAGCACAGCACGATCAACTAGCTTTGTCAATTCAGGCTACAGAGCGCGAGTTAGCCGGTCTGACCACTACCGAAACCGAGTACACCACCTCCACAAAATCAGCCTGGCAACAGACAATGGACCAGGCCGATGCCTTCAAAATTGCCAGCAGGGAGACAAAAGACCTGCTTGATTTTGTCTCTCGGTTGGCCGTTGTTTCCCCCTTCGAAACCGAAACCGTTGAGATGACCACCAAATACGCTATTGCCGCAGGGCTTGGCGTTGAGCAAACCAAAGAGTTTGTCCCGGCCTTTTTGGATCTCGCCGGGGCGGTGGGCATCACCTCTGACAGTCTGGGTTTTGCCGCCGATCAGCTATTTCAGGTGAAGAGAATCGGCAAACTAACTGAGGTTGACCTGCGCCAGTTGCGCCGGCTCGGTATTGACCTGGCTAAAGTCATCGGCGTTGAAATGGGAATGTCGGTTGAGGAGTTTAACGCACAAGCAGAGAACTCGCCCGAAATATTTGACGAGCTTTTTGCCGCCGTTACCCGCTTCTCTCAAAACACCTTTGCTGGAACTGCCAGGGAAATGGCGACATCAGTTAAGGGATTGCAATCCACTTTCTCAGATATTTTTGTTATTGGGGCGCGTACCTTTTTGCGGCCTCTGGTTGACGCGGCAACACCGGCAGTGGCGGCAATTGCCGGGGTGCTGAGTGATTTTGTTTTGGGCGGCCCAATGGCAACGATGGGCGAGGATTTGGTAAAGACGCTGGCTAAGGGGATGTCAAAGGGGCGGGCCATTTTTAACGCTTTTGGGCGGGATTGGGGCGAGGGCATCAGAATGGCTCTCTACCAATTCGGGTTTGGCCCGGATACCCTGGCAATTGTTTCCGGCTGGATCGAACAGGCCAAAGCGCTTTTGGCGACTTTTGGTAGCGAGGGTCTCTTCGGGTCCGGCGATACTGGCGGGTTACTTAGAGCGCTAGGGCTGACCGATGAGACGGTTGGGATTCTACAAAGTACCTTTGCCCAGGTGTCAGCTTTGGTGACTGATTTTGCTACCGCGTTTGGCACACAGATGGAAAGCATCACCACCGGCGATATCTTAAACGCGCTGGCGGTTGGATTCTCAGTGGTGGTCAGCGGGATTGTGGCCGGAATCAATATTGTGGTGCCTGCTCTGGCCGGGCTGGTCGAATGGTTTACGGCAAACTGGCCGGTTATTGCCGCGACAGTTCTAACGGCCTGGACGGTCATACAGGCCGTTTTTAATGGCATTGTTCAGGGGATAACGGCCTCTGTCGGGCCAGCAATTGAACAAATCGGAGCCACATTTACCAGTCTTGGCATCAATTGGGCCGATGTAGGTAATGCTCTGCTGACTGCTACAGGTTTGGTTTTTGCCGGAATTGGAGCCGCTATTCTGGTCGCTATTTCAATAGTAGTGGGGTTAGTGGGGGCGGTTGTGGGGGCGGTAGGAACAATCATTAGTGTTTGGGACGAATTAGTCATGGGCGTATCAACCGCTATTACTGGCATTATTGTTACCGTTACCAGCCTGATGGATTTTTGGACAGCGGTTTTTGCCGGCGATATTCCGGCGGCGCTTCTGGCGGCTCAAACGGGATTTTCGGGTATGGCTACATTTATCAGTGGTATTGTTACCACGATTCAGGCCAGTATCCTGGGTATGGGTGGTTTTATCGTTGGGTTTTTTGGCGGGCTGGTAGCTTCGATAACCGCTTTTTGGCAAGGTCTTTTTGATACTTTGGTAGGCCATTCGATTATTCCTGACATGGTGACAGGTATCATTTCCTGGTTTACCACCCTGACTGCGCCGATTATGGCAGTTTTTGAAACGCTGTCCAGTGGTATCACTACCGTTTTAAGCGCTGTTTTTGGAGCCTTATCCGGGGGGGGCGAGGGCACCGGTATAGATTTTAGTGTACTTATCACCACCCTGACTGAAACTATCCCGGCCCTGGTAACAATGCTGGGCGTGACTTTTACCACCTTCTTTACCACCGCCACTCTACAGGTAGTAATGTTAGGTGCGAGTTTTACCCTGTTTATCACCACCGTTACGGAGCAAGTTACAGGCTTGACAGTTGGGCCGCTAACGATGCTCATTCTGACTATGAGTACCATTTATATAGTCCACCTACCCTTACTGGTGGCAACCTGGACATCTTCAACGGCTCAAATAGTAGCCCAGATTACAACTACTATCGGCAGTGTAAATAGCCTCATTGGTATAATTGCGGCGGCAAATTCAGCCTCGGTTGCCCTGACAACGGCTATTGTATCGGGGATGAAATCGGCCGGGGATGCCTTCAAGAAAGCCGCTGATAAAATAGAGGATGATTTAATCCAGGCGATCAAGGCGGCCATAAAAGAATTTGAGAAAATGAAAGAGGCAGCAGAGGCGGCGGCGCAAGCGGCAAAGGGGGCCGGAAGTGCATCGGGCGCGGCGGGGGGCCTGGGCTTTGCCTCTGGCACGGGGCCGCTCGGTTTTCAAGTTCCCCCCGGCTTCCCTAACGATAGCTTCCCCTTGCGGGTGCAATCGGGCGAGCGGGTTTTAGTTGCGCCGGCGGGCCGTAGCATTGAAGACGTTGCCGGGATGGGGCGCACCACGAATAACTATTTCAGTATGACGGTCAACACGCGGGCTGATAGCTCAAGCGTGATAAATGACTTCGGGGTTATGCAGATGTTTTTGGGAGCATAGATGTGGAAACGACTTTTAACGGTTTGCTTGCTTTGGCTGCTATCGGCCTTGCCTGTTGGGGCACAGTGTCAGGGGTATTGTGTCTGGCTGCCTGCGATTCTGTCAGCAGAGAATCCCTGCAATATCGGGGGTGGTATGTCTGATTGGAAACTCATAACACCGGAAGCCACGATCAATTATGTGATGAATCCTAGTGCTGAACTAACCGGCAACTTTGCCGCCGAAGCTGGCACCACCGTTACCCGGTCTACCACCTATCAGCACTATGGCCTCTATTCCTATCGGGTGGAGACCAATGCCGATAATGAGGGCATTGAATTTACTTTATCGGCTTTAACCAATGCCATTCACTACGTTACCATGCGCGTGCGTGGTACATTGCCCGCGGCCTGGGATTGGTCACTTAACGGCGCAACCTTTACGGCTCCCACCCTGCTGGAACAAATAGATTCCAATTGGGCACTGTACGGTTTGCAATTCCCAGCAGCACAGGCCAATGCCTCGGTACTACTGGAAGTACACCAAAACGGCGCTGGCTCTGGTGACTTCTACCTTGACGGGATTCAGGTGGAGGCGAAGGAATATTGGACTACCTACTGTGATGGTACTCAGGAAGGTTGCGAATGGCTTGGGCCAGAGAACGCAGCGACCAGCCAGCGCAGTGCGGCCAGTCGAGCCGGGGGGAAGGTAGAAGATTTAGAAGATGACTATAACCTAAAAATAGGGGGTATGTCGGGCGTGGGCACGGCTCCCCAGGATTTGGGCGTAGATAAATATGCCGCTTTGCCGGGGGGTGAGCTAAACAGCCTCAAAATTGACAGCCGGGTCTTTACCTTGACCGGCGTCATCACCGGCACAAGTCAAAGTGATTTCCACAGTAAAAAACAGGTGCTACTTAATGCTCTATCGCCGGATACCTACCCCGAAGATGAGAACGGGGTGCAGCCGGTCAGATTGCGCTATCAGGGTGCAACGATCCATAAGCAGATTGCGGCCCATTACGACGGGGGGCTAGAGGGAGACATACAAGCCTCGGAGCCTTGCGCCTGGGAACGGGTGGCGGTGCGGTTTTTCTCACCGGCTCCTTATTGGACTGAAATAGGCGAATCGGCGGCACTGCTTGATACGAATGACAGTGCGACGTTTAGGATAGTAGCAGCGCGACTACGATCAACAGGGCAGTGGTCGGCATTGGGGCCGCCTAATGCGGCGGGTACTTACACGATAATTCGGGGGATTGCCGAAGATGCAACTTATGTCTATTTCGCAGGTAACTTCCTCAACTTTGATAATATTGCCAACGCTGATTATATCGTTAGATACAACAAACAAACGGCTACTTATTCAGCGATGGGTACGGGCACAAATGGGATTATAACATGTATTGTTATAGGCCCAGATGGGTCGGTTTATATTGGGGGAGAATTTGCACTAGCTGGCGGGGTAGCCAACACGGTTAGAATTGCCCGATGGGATGGCAGTGCATGGAACGCACTAAGCACAGGGGCAAATAACGATGTAAATTCCCTAACTTTTGGTCATGATGGCACGCTTTACGCTACAGGGTCATTTACTACTATTGGAGGTGTGGCCGCAAATCGGATAGCCTCCTGGAGCGGTACGGCCTTTAGTGCTATGTCAACGGGCTTAAATGATATAGGCCGAGGCTTAACAACAGGAATAGACGGCGCTATCTATGTAACGGGGGATTTTTCAACAGCCGGGGGGGTAACAGTCAATAGTATAGCAAAATGGGCTAGTGGTGCCTTTACGGCATTAGGCTCTGGACTTAACTCACAAGGATTTGCTTTAACCATAGCCCCTAATGGATTACTTTTTGTTACCGGGGCCTTTACAACGGCGGGAGGTGTAAGTGCTAGTAGAATAGCCGTTTGGGATGGAACAGGCTTTATCGCGTTGGGTAGTGGTATAAATAATACCGGACAGGCTTTAAGTTATGGCAATGATGGTATCCTTTACGTTTCGGGTGCATTTACTAGCTCAGGGGGTATCACACTGGCAGATAGAATAGCTCGTTGGAATGGTTACGCCTGGGCACACTTAGATATAAATTTACCAGGCTCGGCTACTCCGCAAGCTATTTTAGCTAGTAAGTATGTTGATTCTATCGTACCTCAAAAATACAATTTATGGCTCGGATTTGACACCACCGGCACAGGCAACTTCGCCGGCAAGATCACGGCAACCAACGAGGGCAACGCCCCGGCCTTCCCCAAAATCATCTACGAGCGCAGCGGTGGCACTACGGGCATTATTGAGACATTAAAGAACGAAACCAGCGGGCGAGAATTATTATTCAATTATAGCTTATTGAGTGGTGAGCGTTTGACGATTGACCTAACCCCTACCGAAAAATCAATAATATCTAATTTCTTTGGGCCTAGACCAGATGCGATTTTAGCTAATTCGGATTTTGGGACATGGAGCTTGCTACCCGCTGCTAATACTATTAGCAGCTTTGTGGCAACCTCCGGTAGTCCAACGATTACGGGATGGATGTTATGGAAGGAACAGTTCAAAAGTCAGGATTAAAAAATTAGGGATAGAATTTCTAGCCCTATCCATACCTTGCCAGGCCTCACCTTGCCCCGCCGTGCCGTTCCTCACCTTGCCCTGCCAGACCGTTCCTCGCCACGCCACGCCGCGCCGTGCCGTACCCCGCCCCGCCCTTACCACAAGGTTACATAAAAGGATGTCTAATTTTATGGCAGTTATGACAAAGAGTTTTGAGGTTACTTGGATGATTTGTACCGCCTTCGGAAAGTTCTAAAGCGTGATGGCAATGAGTCTGTTCATAGGGGAATTGAGTTTTGCAGTAGCTGCAAATCCCTCTATCGCGTTCATAGATAAACTGTTTCAAGGGTCGCCACGTCTCAAGGGAGAGACGGGAAAACCATAAAAATCTTAATCCTGGGAGTTCATCTATTTGAAAATATCTTGACACTGATTTACCCCTAACTGAATAGCCACACCATACCAATCCCCACCTGACCTGACCTTACCTTACCGCGCCTGACATCACCTAGCCTAACCAATCCATACCACAAAATGGATTCCATACCTCACCTTATCTTACCTCGCCCCGCCCTGCCTGGCCTTACCTTGCCGCACCCGACCCGACCGTCCCCTACCACAAATTGTAACCTCACCATATCGTACCTCGCCTTGTCTCGCCACGCCCAACCATCCCAGGCCGTACCGAACATTACCCCACCGACCCCCACCACGCCATAGCCCTCCATACCACAAAAAGAAACCTTACCCCACCAAACCAAACCGCACCCGACCGTACCATACCAGACCAGGCCACTCCTCACCACAAGGTTAATTCTTGGCAACCTCAAACCGGGTGACCATAAACCGGCCAAAGCGCGGGCGAAAGTCGCCAACGCCAACGGTACGACCGGCAAGGGAAAGAACCTCATTAACTACGTTATGTGGTACTTGGTCATCAAGGACGGTTATCTCAAAACTGAGTTTCCAGCCAGGAGCAAAGCAGGGCCGGATTCGCACCACCCGCGCCCGCTGGACAACGACGGGTCTAACATCAAGGTAAAGTGGCTTATCAGCATCAGCGTCAAGATTTTCAGGAGCTTTAACACCATGATAGATAGCATCAGGACTGACAAAAACATTACCTTTGAAAAGGTCTTTATAGGTCTTGCCCCTTGCGCCCTGGATTTTGTAACCGGCGGCGGCCTTGACCATCGCCCCATCAAAATGGGTGGCAGGCTGGTAGATGTCACCATCGGGCGAGACGTAAAGATATTCCCGCCACTCCTGGCTGTAATCCTGCTCACCCGTTTTCTTTTTGCCGCCCTTGCTCAAATCGGCAAAGTCGGGCAGCGGGTAACGGTGCTGCATCAACGGGGCGATGCCTTCAACGGAAACGAGAATTGTGTACATAACTATTCTTTCCTTTCTTTTCTGAGACGGGCCAAATATTCATCTATGGCCCGCCTGATATGCTCTGACAAACTTAATTCGTTTAAGTCCTCAAGAGCCTTCTTTTGTTTTTTGGTGATATAAAAACTTATTTTAATCATATAGACATTATATACCCAATGTATGGATAAGTCAAATGGCCTTTTATGAACTCTGGCTAACCGATGACCGAGGCGTTAGACTGGCTGCGCTTGACAATTTCGTGGCGATTACCTGCGGGCGGGTGGTCAACGGTATAGGCAAATTTAACCTGCAAATGCCGGCCTCGTTTGATGACAGCCTGCTGACTGCCCCGGATAGAATGCTGCAAGTGTGGCGGCAACCCACCGGCGGGCGCTTGGGTTTGTGGCGAGCCTACTTTGTGCGCAAGTGGAAATTCGAGATGCAGGGCAGTGATGAGGTGTTGACGGTCGGGGGGTTAGATACCAACGACCTATTGAGGCGACGTATTGTAGCCGCCTTTGCCGCCAGCGCTCAGGCCAGCAAAACGGATTTTGCTGATGATATGATGAAAGAGATTGTCACCCAGGCAATTGCCGATGGGGTGGCTCCTACCCCGACCGCCGGCACAAGGGTCTGGTCTAATTTGAGCATCGCCGCTGATTTGAGCGCCGGCCCGACTATTTCCGACTCATTCCCCTTCAAGAAATTATTAACCGCTTCCGGCCAGGGGGTTATAGCTGGACTGGCTAAGGCATCCCGTGAGGCCGGTAACGAGGTATTTTTTGATATTGTGCCCAACGTGGTCACTTCAAATAGCATCACGTTTCAATTTCAAACGTTTACCGGCCAGCCAGGGCAGGACGTTACCGACCGGGTAACATTTGACAAGGATAAAGGCAATCTCAGAAATGCCAGCCTCGAATACGATTACGAGGATGAAGAAAATTATATCTATGGCACTGGTCAGGGAGAGGAAGCGGATCGCAATGTACAGCAGGTTTATGACAGTACCCGCTATAGTGCCTCTATTTGGGCGCGTTGCGAGGCCGAAGCGGATGCCAGAGATCAAGCAACCGATAACGGAGTCATTGCCAGGGCCAGAAGTTTACTCGAATCGGGTCGGCCTCAAGTACGTTTCTCCGCTGTGCCCATGGATACACAGGGAACACGTTTTGGCCGGGATTGGGACATTGGCTATAAGGTCAAAGCCCGTTACCGCAATCGTGAATTTGATAGCATTGTGCGAGCGGTTGTCATCTCAAAAGACGGGGGCGACGCCGGCAAAGAGGATATTTCGGCCCGGCTGGATTACGAGGCGGTCATTGGATGAAAAACTTAGATGAGCTAATCCAGCAGGTTACACGGCTACAGCAGCAGATAGACGAGCTGACCAAGCCGGAGGTGGGGCTATGGGTGACTTGGACGCCGACACTAACCCAATCGGGGGCAGTGACATTTACAACGGTTTACGCTCGGTATATAACCATTGCCAATACTGTGCATTTGCGGGCACGGTTGGCCGTTACCGGGGCAGGCACGGCGGCGAATGCTATTAGTATCGGGGGCATCCCGGCAGCCATTGCCCCGGTGGACACTGGCTCTATTGATGTCGTTATTGGTAATGGGCAAGTGCGAGATTTAAGCGCCGGTACATTTTATAATGGGGTTTTGGCGGCAGTGGGTGCGGCTGATTTTCAAATCGTAGCCAGCGGAAACGCCAATGCTATCGGAGTTACGCCAAACTTCGCGCTGGCTAATGGGGATAGAATTGCTATCAATGCGACGTATGAAAGGTCTTAAATTATGGCTATAATTACTTTTAATCAGTATCTTGACGAGGTAGGCGGAGCCGCTTCCGATTTACGGGCGGCCAGAGATAGATTGGCTGGCCTGCTGTCGCGGCATAATTCGGCAGCATTGTCGGGATTGGTAGCGGGTGACTTCGCAGGTCGACCAGTGACCAAAGCGCAGTATGATGCGTTGATGGTTTCGGCTAATGATTTGGTAAATACGTGGTGGGTTGCGGGGCATGGCACAAATATTGAGGCGTATTTAACGGAGAGGCCAGGGTAACAAAAAAGCCGCCTGTTATAGCGGCTTTGGTTCTCCTTCCGGCGGTCCCGGCAAAGGCTGCCAATGGCTGGCATCAACCCGCCTTGACTTGCCTCGCTGCCATTCCTCAAAGGTATGATCCCTTGTCCAGTAGGCCAGCGTTTCTTCCCTGTAGCGGATATCCCAAACGAGGCAGCGCTGGCCTACTGCGGGCTGCTGCTGGGCGATGGGGAGCCAGGTCACAGCGGGGTGCCTTTGCTTTCGGGTGTGGGGGCGTCAACCGTTGCCGAAAATGCACTGCCAAAAAACATAGACCACCACTTGGCGGAATCAAGCACGTCATCAAGGTCGCCTTGCGTGGCATCGGCTGGCATCTGGCTTTCTAGCCACAAGAGAAGCCGGGCCGCTATAATATCCTGTGGGCCGAGTTTTATCGGCAAGTTTGGCACTGGTACAATGCACGGCTCCGCCTGCGCTAGTTTCTCGTAAAACCCTCTTTGGGTTGTCACAGCGCACCGCCGGGCCGGGTGGCTCCGTTCGCTTCGGTCAACACTTCCGAAACGCGGGCCGGTGAAACTTCGGTGATAATAGCGATGGCCGATTGTGGCAACTGGGGCCACCGTTGGCGGGCGAATAAAACACGATCCTTTTTTTGGTTTGACAGGAGCATGGCGAACATATCACCGGCGGCGTTAAATCTCAATTCAGCCTCAGCCGCCTTTTGTTCGGCCTGCCTCTGTAGTTCTTCGGTCTGCCGAAGGCTATGCTGTAAAATACGAATGGTTTCCTTCGCTTTATCAAGCTCAGGGTTCGCCTGAGCTTCGTTGCTGTCCTGCTCGATTACGCTCGACAAAACCCAGGCGAATAGGAGCGAAGCGGTAGGCAGGATAGCACCGAATGCTACCGAATACGACCAAACGGGCAAACCCCAATCATTGAAGATTTTAATCGTTTGGCCAAACTCCACCGCGTGGGCAAGGTTGGCATACGTAGAGACAACCCAGGCCAGCAGTAGGCCGGCTCCGTAGGCGTTCACGTATCGCGCCCTTAGCCGTTTCCACTCATCGGTATACTTCGGGGTCTTGGATATGTGGCTAGACAGTTTGTGAGTCATCGCGGCAATGACCAACTCAAAAACGGTTGCTGCTGCCCAGGCCGTGGCGATCCCCCAGGAGATACCAAACGGGCCGGCCTCGCTAGATTCGCCCCGCGCAAACATCCAGGCGGTATGAGGTAACAAAACCATCAGGAGTAGGATGTAAATACCCCACAGAAGATAGTTAATCCAATCGGTTTCTTTGTGTTTCTTGCTCATTCTTCGTACCTCGGTAGCTCTGCTAAATGATTTGGCAAAATCCCCAACGCTTCCAGCTCGCTCCGAATATCCTCATAGGCGTCAACGAAGTCACCGGAATAAATAAGGCCATCTATACCTAATAATTGCCGGGTTATATCGGGATCATCAATAATCCGCAATTCGTCAATGATGACCAAAAGTTCTTTAAGTGCCTCTATTAGTTTAGGTGTCATCTCTCTCCCTCCCCCGCGTCTGCGGGCCACTTATTCAAATCGTATAAATCAAAAACCTGCGGCGTTGGTTCTTTGCTGGCTGTGTAATTCCTGATAACCATTCTGATTTTGCCATCTTCCAGCAGTGCAACCTCTACGCCGATTTGACCGTCAGAGACTAACACATCTATGGATATGCCGCTTTTATCCAAATTCACATAGGCCGGCGTGGTCCATTGTTGGTTGTTTAATTGTAGGGGTATTTTCTCTACATCAACGAGTATTTTCATCTGGCCTCCCCCGCGTCTGCGGGCGCCGCTATCTGCAACCGCACATTAACGCCCAAATAGGTAAACTCTACCGGCTCAGTATTACCGCCGGCAATCTCGGTAAACGACTCAAGTAACAATTGCAACGCAAAAACGTTTAATCCGGCGTCGATGATTGCCTGGCCCGGTATGCCGTTTTTGGCGTTAGCCGTTGTAAAGTCATTTTCTGCCATAATTTCCTCCTATCTACCCCACCACCCACCTGACCACCGCGCATACCACCCGCAGCAATCGCAGCACCAGCGGGGCGGGTGGTTGGCGAAGCTCGCGAGGCTGGCCGTTGGCGGTTAGGGTGATGGGTTGGTCGGTTTGTGTGGTCATTTTTTGCCTCGTTTTCTAATGCGAAATGCGAAATGCGAAGTCTTTTCGCGGTTTCGCCTATGTATTTCCAGTTTCACGGCCAAATCGCCGGGCTATGGCCTCAAGTTTGGCGTTGTAAAAATTGCCGCGCTGCTGCCAAACCTCCTCAGTAATCGCCCGGCGTGCCCAGCCAGCGTCTATCAATTCCAATATCCGGCGCTCCTGTCCATTCGGCTCTGGGGCAGGGAGGTCAACCACCGGCTCACCGTCGCCAAATATCGGCAGGCCCACCGGCAAACGGACGGGGTGCTGTTCTTTTTCGCCGGGGTAGATCATCACACCTTGTAGCGCCCTATGGTCTAGCTGACCGTCAATCCGGGGCGCTTTGAGTATCAGGTGGGTAAAGTTGTTTTTGAGTTGCGCCCCATGCCGGGTTCCCCAGTCGGTTTTGCTATCACTCTGCAAGAGGAAGTACGGCACGATTCCGGCGGTCAGCATTCGGGTGGCGGCATCTACAAAAAACGCCTCGGCCAGATCGGGGTTAAGAGCGACGGTATTCAGCCAGTCGTCCAACACCACACACAGCGGCGGCGTGGTGATATTGCCAGGGATGCGCTTACCTACCTCGGCTATGATGGAATCGAGCGCGGCCTGAGTATCAGCATTGCCGATGTAGCGGCGACAATTGACCCATTCGCCCGGTTTAGCTTTTGTGCCGATAACGAGGCAGGTTCGGCCCTGCCGGGTCAAGTGCTGGGTCAGGTGTTGCAGCATTATGGATTTGCCTACCCGCTGTGGGCCGATAATCGCATACGCTTGCAGCGGGTCCGACATGGCGGCGTAGAAGTCCAGCGCGGGCGCAGGTAGGGCCAGCGGGTCCGACGTTGCGCCATTGCTGGCTAACGCCTCTATCAATCTCATATCGTTGCCAGGTAGCAGCAAGGCGCGTTCGTTTCGAGAAAATAAGACGACCCCGGCCAACAGTTCGGCCTTATTTGCCTCTGCCGTTTCCCGGCGCAACTGCTGACGCTCCCGCTCCAGACTGATCCGGGCCATCTCTCGGTTATGCCGGATTGCCGAAAACCGGGCATAGACGCTGACGCCGCCGGTGGCGAGAAACACGCCGCCAACCGAATACAGGATGAAGCTCACCTCGGCGGCGAACCAAACCGAGATGAATATAACCAAAACAACGGCACACAGGCCGATACTTAGATAAAGCTTGAAACTGGTTGTGCGAAGGCGTATTTCACTCTGCATTTTAGCCCCAAGTACATATCGTAACACACGGCGCAAGTATCCAAGATGGCTTCAATCAGGTCAACCGCTTTGTTGATATTTTCAACGAGTAACAAAACCTCCTGCCGGTTGGACCAGAGGAAATTAAAGAAAATCAGGAGGAGCCGGATTAGTTTCAGCGCGTCCGGGTCATTGGGAATCGTGACCATAAACGGCATATCGGCACGGCTGGCCAGGGCGCGGATCATCGTTTTGTTTCCTCTGCCCCAAACCATCTTTTGATCTCATTGACCACATCGCTGGACAGGCCAAATCTGACCATATCAAACAGGACATCTCCAAAAAGCCATTTACCCAACACGGCTCCACCGCCCAGAGCTACACCGGCGGCCAGTTTACCAGCCAGAGCCGTCCAGTGGTACCACTTGCCGTCACTGCCTTTTTTGGCATATGCAAAGGGTTGTTTTTTGCTGTTTCTAGCCATTGATAATCCTGCTGATATTTTGGACCGTTAGTTTTGGCTGGACTATCCAGCCATTGTATGCCGTTACTCGTTGCGGATTACTAATACCATCCGCCTCAAATGATACCAGGGCAATCCTGGCAGCATCGGCCAGCAACATAAAATCTACATCATTTATAAATACCGGACTTTGCAGGCGACTGGGGGCCTGGATACCGAAACGGTTGGGGGCTACCATCCTGACTGGTTGCAGTAATATCATTATTGTGCTGCCTCCCGTTTCGGTTTGTGCGCGGCGGCGTACTGCTCGACGCTGGCCCGCTCGATTTGCCAATCGCGGCCAAATTTGACGGCCTGCAACTTGCCCTCGTTGCACATCTGGCGAATCCGGCGCACCTTCAAGCCGATGATTTTGGACGCTTCCTGGGTTGTGATAAAATCGCTCATTGATTGCCCTCGGTTGTTTTGTTGCCTCTAAAGGCAATAGTACCACAATTTAAAACCGCTGTCAACCCCCGATTTCGGGCAACAAAAAAGCCCCCTTATTCAGGAGGCTTGGTTTTCCTTGCCGCGTTCCGATTTCCAGGTGGCGCACCTGCGCCTGGCCTGGTCCCGCCGTGTTTCACCATCTCGCCATACCGCGCCCGGCGCAGGGCTTTAGCTACGTGGCGCTTGGCGGTGTCACGGTGGCAGCCGGTGGCAGCGATAACGGCGGCATACATTTTTTGTAACTCCTGCCAGCGGGCCGCCGGGGTGGTCATCAAATCATCAAACCAGACACACCCACCCGCCGCCTCTAAGACAGAGGCGGCGGTGTTGAATATTTGCTCAGTGCGGGCTTTGGTGTTGTTAGTCATTGTTAGCTTTCAAAGGTCAGTAGACCTTCGCCGTCTTTCAATAATTCGTCATTTGGGTTTACCAGGGCGTCAAGCTCTGCCTGCGTCTCATCAATCAGAGCATACACAACCGCTGCCCCGGCCTTGTCACCCTTGTCTAGTCGGCGGCTGGCAGCGCTGTACAGGGCGTCTTTTTCGGCAATCAATTCATTTTGTTTTCTGAGGTATTCTTGAAAGTCCATTGTTTAATCTCCTGTAACCTAACTAATTTTTATCTATGTACACATTATACAATCAAGCTACTTGATTGTATATAAGCCATTATGCCTATAACACAAAGTAGTGTAAGAACACCCAACAAAAAAGCCCCGGCTGTCAACCGGGGCCGTGCGCTGCCTACGGGCGGGGGGTTGGCATCTCATTCCACTCCCGGCCATCCAGTAAGCGACCGGCGGCGTGTTTACCGACATTGTAGAATTTTCCACCGGACGAAAGAATACGGCCATAGTCTCTGTATAAATTACCCTTTCTATATGACATCTCTTGCCCATCAGGTAAAAATTCTCCCCATTGCTTAAAGTGGAAAGCTACGCCTGCCGCCATGCATTGGTCCCTGATTGACCGCGCCCAATCGGGATGCATCGGGCGAGAGTTGGGGCCAGATTCGCCGCCAACGATAACCCAGTCAATTACCCTGCGATAATTTACGATTAACCTGGCATCCTGGCGAGAGTCCACACTCAGCAAGTCTACCGGCCCAATTAACGGCTCCACACTCAGGAAACGAATCGCCGCCGGTATTCTCAGCAGTTCGGGTATCCGTTTGTCGGCTTGCTCCTGATTTTCTATTGAAGTGCCTAGCCAGACATTCGGCAACAAAAAGCCGGGGTGCTGCTCAAAAAACTCTCTGGCAAATTCGGGCCGCTTGGTCAAAATCTGCCAATCCAGATTAGGGGTATCTGAGATCAACATAAATAGATCAAGTCGCCAACTTCTGACCTGTATATTATCCTCAAAAACATCTGCTAATGAAGCGCAGAATACCTTTATCCGGCGGCCCTCTTTTTGAGCCTGCCTATCCCATTGTAAAGGTTTGGCCCAATTCGCCGCGCTGGTTCTGATGCGCTCCGTTGTTTCCGGCGGTCCCCAGGTGTTGGCCCAGCGGCTTTTGCGAGTCATAAATGTTTCAGCGTAACAATGTTTGCAGCCGGGGGAAACTTTGAAGCAGCCCACCCAGGGATTGAAAGACGCGTCCGCCCAAGAAATCTCTGTATCCATTCCCATCTCGTATTTCTCCTTGCTTATGTCCAGCCCTCGTTAAGTTTTTGAAGTAACTCGCTCAAACTTTCAGCGCCGATATACTCAACCAGTGATAAGCCGCTGATGGGCAAAAGCCCCTTGAATATCGTTGCGTCAAAGTACCTGCCGGTGTCATCAACATCGGTAGTGATGACAATCGTGACCGGCTGGGCTTCAAAAGATTTATTGTCAATTTCGTCTACAGCTTGCCCTATTTCCTCTGCCCAATGTTTTGTTATCATCTCGTTTTCTCCTTTACCAACCAACCCCCAGCACATTAGTTAAGTGACTATTCCAGGGTAGCTCATATCTCAAAATCGGCAAGCCCTCATCAAAAAACTGCTGACAGGTTCGCGGGCTATCGTCAATTAGAACGTTACCGATTCCCCGTTTGTCCTGGGTCTTGATTATCCGATCCCAGGCCATCCCATTGCAACCGAGCCAGCCCTCGATATTGCCCAGGGTCAGTACACTGGCCGTTACGATCCAGATTTGCCAACCGGCCCGCTTGATGCTGGCCAGCCCTCTGGCTGCGCCAGTGAAGGCCGGGCTGCTCATTTCGGTGTAGGGATTACTCCAGGCCCATTCGAGATACCTGGATTTGGTCATTCCCATTTTGGCGCTTAGGTCCACGTCCCATTCGTCAAAATCTTTTACTTTCAACCGGCCTTTGGATGCGCGGGCTATGCCGGCGATTTGGTTCATCAGGGTATTATTCAGGTCTACCGCCACAACTGGCGTGGCGGTAGTTCGGTAGGGGGTCAGGTGGTGGATCATTGTTTGCCACCGCTCATTATGCCGGCTGCGGCCCGTTTTAGCGTGTCCGCATCTTTGATTTCCGGCTTGGCGTCTTTTAGGGCATCAGCCAGTTTCTTCAGATCATCCGCTGATAGTGGGGTTGCCATTATGCCACCGCCTTAATAAACGCGGCTGCAAAGGCGGCTTCCATCTTGGCTACATCCGGCCCTTGCCAGGGCGTATTTTGCACGGCAACCGGCGCAGGTGCGAACGTAGCCGGCTTGCAGACTTCGGCCAGGATTACCGTGCCCAGGTCGGCGGCAACTTCCCGACGCTCACTGTCGGGGCGCTCGTTGAGGCTGAACCATTGGCACAGGTGAATCGCGCCACTGGGGTCAGTCACGTCGGTTTTGAAACTATTCGATTTTGGGGTACTATTTGAAGCGGTATTCATAATTCAGGTTCCTTTGTCGGGTTGAATTGTGGGTGCTGGCCGGCCTCGTGTTGATAGCGCGGGGCCGGCGCTTTTGGTTTAGGTGGTTGTTGTTTTAGGTGGCCTGCCTCCTGCCGGTTCTCGCAGCCCGCCACGTTTGATGATCTCGCCGTACCGCGCCCGCCGCAGCGCTTTGGCTACATTGCGCTTGGCGGTTTCGCGGTGGCAACTGGTGGCCTCGATTACCTGCCGATAAAGTGCCTCGTATGCCAGCGTACGAGCCTGGCCGATGGGGAGCCGGTCAATTACCTCGCACCCTCCCGCCGCCTCTAATGCAGAGACGGCGGTGTTGAAGATGAGTTCCGAGCGGGCTTTGGTGTTATTCACCCTCAAAGCCCTCTGCCTCAAATTTCCTGGTAATCTCGATCTGCTGTTGACGTAAATTCTCAGCGTCCTCCAGGAGGACGTAATATCGCATTGACATCACCGCGTGTTCATCGTTTTTGGCGCGATTGTCAGCAGCCGGGAAGCCGTATTTGGCTTCAATCTGAGCATCCAATTCGGCGGCCTCTAGGGATTTCGCTTCAAATTTGGCTGTCAGTTCTTCGGCCTGTTCAAGTAAACTTTTCTGTGTCATTTCAATCTCCTGTAACCAAACTAATTTTTATCTATGTGTACATTATATAACCAAACTGTTTGGTTTACAATAGTACTTTAGTTAGGTATTTTTATGGTGGCACGTCCCCCTGGGGATAGCGGCGGCGGCGGCGGTCAACTTTTTGTTGTAATTTCGGCAATTCTGCTATTTTGCAATCTGGACAATCGTAGGCCACGAACGGGCTATGCTCTCCGCAGTTCTCGCAGCGCTCCAGGTGAACAAACATTCCCGATTTGCCACCGTCCCTAACGCCGTGTTCTATGGTCATTTGAGCACGGCAAACCGGGCAGGCTTCTATGGTTAAGTATTTCACGCTTCACCCCCTGCCGCATCTACGCGGGCGAGGGCTTTATTTATCTGCTCCAAATCCTCACCCCTGAACGCCACGACAAGATCATCCTCCATGCTTATTGCATCCCGGACCATTCGCAACGCAGCCACGAGGTCGGCGGCGGCGGGCTGGTAGCAAGCCCTGTGCCATCCCTGCTCGTAAATGTGGCCCGTCAAGTCAAATTCGAAAGTAACCAAAATTGCTTCTAGGGGTGTTTTAGAGATTGATTCTTTGCAGGTCGGGCAAATTTTAACTTGTTCCATCATTCGCTTCCTTCTCCCCCGGCTGGGGGGTATACAATCCCTCTGCTATCAAAATCGCCTCTGCCGCCTCGTAATCAAAATCGCTCTCGCCTTTGTGCTCATTACTCAGAGTAGCCAGGCGCTTTCGGGCGGCAACTGTAAAATGCTTAATCGAGTCGGATTCATATAAAATCCAGGTATCTCCACCTATGTAGCCGGCTTTTGGGTAGTATTTTACATCTGGTGATTCCATCGTTTCGATCCTTTCGTTCGCTCATATGCCGGCCCGTCACCTCCACGCGAAGGGGTAACGGGCCGGCGGGGGTTGGGTTTAGGCGGCTTGCGCCATTCCTAGCAGTACGTCAACGGCGCGGCTTGGGTCATTATTCGCCCCGGCCAAAATCTCTAATCCTTTGGACCGCTCCAGACCGGCGGCTTTGACCTCAGACCAAAAGCGCGTCATTGGGTCAATTTCGGCCTTTCCATTGGTTGGCTTGGATTGCGTTACCGGCTGGGCAGCGGGGGACGGTTGCTCTGGCCGTTTGGCTGCTGGCTTTTTCTCGCCCGGCGCATTGGCCTCTACCCCGTCATCATCATCCTGACTAATGCCAACAATGGCAGCCAGTGAATAACGCCGGCCATAAGTCAGCGCGGACCCTACCCCCTGCGGGGTGTTTTGGGCCGGATTGAGTTTCAGGTAGGATCTCATCCATTGACCGCTTTCGTGCATCAGGGTCGTTACCAGCGTGTTATCCGGCAACAACGACTGGACCACGCTCAGGCAATTGTCGGCCAGAGGTTTACGGGCGGCCTGGATAATGCTGGACAGCGTAGCGTAGCTTGACCGAAAGTGGGGGTTACTTCCATCCTTTTGAGCCGATGTCATCACCCCCTGCGCTTTCGACAGCGCCTTTGCCAGTTCGTTGATTTCGGCGCTTTGCAGTTCGACGCTGCTCACTTCGCCGGTTTCGGGATTTACAATGTTCATAGTCTGATTTTCCTTTGCTAATAAACTTCAATAATTACTTTGGCAACCGCCGGGTCAATATCACCGGCTGGGGCCTGTAAAACTTGTACAAATCACCGGGCCGGTACTCTGGCTGACCTACCAGGAGGCGAATGAGCCTACTCATCTTGGTAGCTCACTTCGTTGGTTTTCCGGTCAACGCTGGCCACAAACTCGCCGGTATTGACCGTGTACCAACTATCGCTCACCGGCGACTTAACTTCGCCGTTGACCCGCTTCACTAGCTCCACCGTTGCCCAGCTTACCGCTGATTTCATCGCGGCAACCTGGCTGCGCTTGCTCTGCTTGCCGGTGCGGGTGGTGGTGCGCTTCGTGGGCTTGCGCTTTGCGGGGGCTGGGTTGATGCGGGCTTCGCAGAGTCGGCGGAAAACGGTGGGGTCTGCGCCTTCGGGTACGGTGGCGGCTTGACCGTTTGATAAAATTATGGTATTCTTTTTCATAGTAGAATTGTTCCTTTTATAGTTTTTGTTTGGCCCGCCTCAGATACAGCGAATATCTGAGGCGGTTTGCTTTTGGGTGGGGTTATCCGTAGATAGAAACGGATGGGTCTATAAAGTTTGCCAGCCAGGGATCAGGCTGGTTTGGCCCACCGGCTGCCGCTATCAAGGCGGCAGCCTCCGGGGGTGTCACTTCCCAAACTTGCTTATTTTGGGAAGCAATGACCATTCCGTTTTCCATCTTCCGAATGGACAAGGATAAATCATTGCCAAACCTACAGGTGGTTGACGACTGAAACGTTACGCTTCCGTCCTCTAATTCGATGGCCACGTGGCCGCCCATTGCTTCGCTGTTTGGTAGAAACTTCATTTAATCCTCATTGCCCCCGACTTCAACGGTGGCTGCTGTCGTATCCCGGCGCTCTGCCGGGCGGTTTGCGGGCCGGCGCGGGCCGGTTAGCTGTCCAATAGGTAATCGTACTCAAACTCTGGGCCATCCTTGATAAGCATCCGGTATTGGTACTCGTCGGCCCATTCGTCTAACCCTGCCATTTCCTCAAACCGGTGTGGCTTTAGCGCCTCACACTTCCCACCTTGCCAGCGGTGAGGGAAGCGGTAAGCGTTGCAGCGGCAGGTTACGGTTTTGCGTTTCATCGTTGCTCTCCTGTGATCCGGCGCGGGGCCGGGGGTTAGTTGGGTTGCTTATCGCCAAAGGTCTGGACTAACCAAGCTTCGTATTCCGGTTGTGGCTCAGCGTGGATGTCAGCGCCAAAGCCGGTGTAATACTCCTCTTGACCATTCCAGCGCAGGAGAATTGCCGGATTGCCTTCCGTGCTGGCGTTTTTGTCAACGACGGCGTCAGTGATGCCGAGTGATTTTAGATGAGAGAGCATTTGTTTACGTGTCATCATTCCTCTTTGCCGGGCTTCAACCGGCGGGCTGTCGTGTGAATTTGTTATCTAAGAATAAGTATATTGTATCATATATTAACACGAATGTCAATACACTAATGTCATTAAATGGCATCAGTTTTATATATTTTAAGGTTGCGACCAGGCTACATTAAAAAACGAGAATTACAGCCAAATCCATAGCGCCGATGTATTGACAGCGAGTGAAAAAAGGTGTATGATATTCTTTAAGGCCCATTGGGTCATTTTATCGGAGGGAAGGAAACTTGGACATGGCGCAAGTGATGGAGTTGATAGATCAGGAGCGAAAGAGGGTAAAGCTGTCTGCTGAGAAGTTCGCTCATATGGTGGGGGTTACAACTACCACCTATTCCCGGCAGAATAACGGCAAGCAGGGGCTTGGTCTGGATTCGTTACAAGCCTATGCCCGATACGCCCGCAGCGTCAATAACACGACTTTATTGGAAGCGCTAGGGGCTTATGCTTTAGAGATTGAGCCAGATCAAATTAAAATCAAACCGAAGAAAAGCAACTAAAACCAAACCCGGCCCGCTGGCATCGCTGCCAAGTCAAGCTGGGTTTTTCTGTCTCTGGTGACGGAGCAATTATGAGTAAACGAAAAGTAGCAGAGGTTCTATGGCTGGCGCTCCAATGCGCCAAATGTGACCGGCAAGGGCTGGTCAACGCCTACCAGGGCGATACCTCCGATTGGGCCGTAAAAAAGGCACTGGCTGACATTAGGGCCTTTGAGGCGCTACAGATGCGCTTATTTGGTCGAACTGAAAACGAGATAGATAAGGCGATGACTAAAATGAAGCTGGTGAATATTTTGGAATTGATAGCCGGGGGGAGTATGATCGAAGTCCCGGATATTGAGGAAATGGCAGAGCATTAAAAATACCTGCCATTAATGTACTTTAGTACCCAACTTTGACATACTAGCCAAAAGGTACTAAATTAGGCAATTATAAAATCCGTAAATGTGGCGTAAAATAACTACGCCACGCAACAAATCGTAGTTAAAAAATAAACCCCGGCCAAAAGCCGGGGCAACCACGAAACGAGGATCGCAGCCCTCCCTCTCACAGCAGGGCCACGACCCCCTAACGAACACGAAAGGCGAACTTCCGTGAGCGCTACAAACCATCTTAACCTTTTCTATTCAATCCGGCAAAACGCCGGCATAATTCCCACTCAAACCGAATATAAAAAATCCCCGGCCAGTTAAGCCAGGGACTTTGTGAATTTGCCGTTTCTCTCACCCGCCGCCAAGCAAGAGGAGAGAGACAGCCCAAAGGAAACAGTTTGCACACACCGGCAAACTGGTACCCCTTTTTCTATCTTAGCACAACTCTCAGAAACATTATGTTTTTTTCAAAAACCAAAACATTCGGAAATATTCGGGACTGCAAAAAATGGAATACTCAATCGGTTACGTTCTTGGTGGTATAGCAATAGTGTTCAACGCGCTTGGCTGGGCCTACGCGGCCCAAATATACCTGCGCCCCGGCCCACACGGTTGGACCTGGGTCAGCGTTGTCGTTGGGACACTGATCGTTTCCGTGGGGGTGATGTTTTCTACCTTTGTGGTCCTGGTACATTTCGGCCAGTTAGAGAAATTGTGGCCGCTGCTGTTTTTAGATCCGGCGGCCCTGGTTGTTGTCGGTGGGCCTATGGTGGTTTTTCAGGTAATCAAAAAGTTGCGCGAGGATAAAGAGGCCGATGGCAATCTGGACACCTGAAACTTTGGCCGTAGCCTGGAAATGTATCCACACTCAGGACAAGCTAACCGCCGCGCTGGGGTTGGCTATCCATCGGGGTATCGAGCGCGAGAAGTATGCTATTCTCGTTAAGCTACTGCCGGTTATTCGGCAGGATGCCAGGCTGCTTGAGTTGAAGGCCAGAGAACTACTCGCAATGAAACCCCGGCGCAAGGTCGGCGGGCGGCCTCCGAAGTGGTTTGAATATACCGAAAATATCCTCTATTTCAGCATTAAGACGCAGCGGGCGCTTGATAAGATCGAAGCCGACGCGCTGCCATCCAACAAATTCCGGGTCATCCGGGCGCGTCTGGAAAGTTGCGAGATAGCATGTAATCTCACTCAGTTGGATTTATTAAACTGTCTACCCAAAGGAACCAACACCGGCGAGTCCTCGGTGGTTGAGCAAGTCACGGCGCTGCTTGATACCCTGGAAATGGGCGACTATACCGAGAATGGGTGGCGACGGCGATAACAAAAGGAGGCGCGTTCGATTCAACCTGGGAACTTGAACCTGAACCACAAAACCAGTTATGACAAAAGTTAAGGTAAAAATCAAAAGTGGCGGCGAGAAAGTAACGGTCACAAACGGCAACGGGCGAGCGCGGATGAAGCGCAAGAAAACGGGCCGGGTTAGCAAGCAGGTTAAAAAGAGCAAGGGATAAGGATTAGAGATATTGAACGGGTAGCACTAGCCTAAGCGGCTCCCCGATGGCAACCCGCAATATGTGGTTGCAGCAGCGGCTAAAGGGCGATGATGCCGCTGTGTATAATGCGCATAGTACGCGGAGGTAATGAAGATGACACCTGAGAGATTGGCAGAGATCAAAAAAACGGTAAAAACCTGGGAAGCGAAGCATTTCCCCTTGAGCGCTGGCACATTCTTTTGGGAACTTGTAGATGCGGTCGAGCGCCTGCGGGCCGAACTGGAGCGGGTGCGCGGGGAGGCGGTGGCGAGTGGAGTAGATGTTCACACAACTAACCTAGATTTGTAACCACAAAAAACAAGCCTGGCCACCCCACGCGGGGGCAGCCAGGCCAGCAAAGAGGCCATCCGGCGTAGGTCGCCAAACTGTTCGCCGGATTGCCTCCTAATTTACCATAGGAGGCCCACAAATGTCAATAAATCCCACCCCCTCAGAGCTTAAAAATCCCCTCGATTCATCGCTGGAAACGGCGGCCCAAGTGGCCCTGAGTGAACCACTATCCGAAGAAATCAAACGCCCAGCGCTCCGCTACTTTGGCGGCAAATGGAAGCTGTCACCGTGGATTATAAGTTTTTTTCCTCCGCATCAGAATTATGTCGAACCATGCGCGGGCGCTTGCTCCGTATTACTCCGAAAACCTAGAAGCCCTTTAGAGACAATAAACGACCTTGACGGCAACGTGGTCAATTTCTTTAGAATGCTGAGAGACAGGCCGGACGAGTTGATTAGAAAAATCCGCCTGACGCCCAGGGCGCGGGCTGAGTTTGACAACGCATGGCAACCGGTTGACGACCCGCTAGAGGCCGCCCGGCGATTCTTCTGCCTGTGCTGGATGTCTATGGATGGTGCGGCGAATACCAAAAGTGGTAGCAGTTGGAAGGTGGCTATAAACGATAAGGGTTATCCGTATGGTTTATATTTTGATGATTTGTGGACAATAGCCAGTCGGCTGATTGAGGTTCAAATGGAAAATAGGCCAGCCATTGAAGTTATAACAAGATATGACCATTTTGATACCTTGATTTATTTTGATCCACCTTATGTCCTCGAAGAAAGAAGTCACGGGAATAATTACACCCTAGAAGTTGATAGGGCTTTCCACATAGAAGCCGCTGCCCTCCTCCGCTCTGCCCTCGGCTACGTGGTCGTTTCCGGCTACGCCTGCCCGCTGTATGCCGAGCTTTACGAGGCACACGGCTGGCGACGGGTAGACAAAGAAGCGCAGACGAACAGTGGCGGCAAGCGGATTGAAAGCCTCTGGCTATCGCCCCGGACTGTCAAGGCGCTAGATAGCGATTATAGCCATTTGCCGATGTTTCAGGCGGTGCAGGTATGACGCAATCTATCATAGGCCAATTTCTGCACATTGTATCAATGACAACCAATACCAATCTCTTTGTCGTTGACCGGTGCCGAGAAATAGCAGCGCAGGCCAAAACGTACCGCGCTTTACTGACCCAGACCGACCCGATTTCTTTAGCCATAAAAGATGAATGGCTATGGATACAGGTCCGGGCGCAGACTGGCGCAATCAACAGAGTAGACAAACGAGCAGAGGCAGCATTAGAGGCAATACGGGAGCGAGTACGGGGGATTGTAAAGATTTTAGCGGAGGTAGATAGGGGATGAAGCCGCTTCTGCTCGACGCCTTTTGCGGGGCCGGCGGTTGCTCGGTTGGCTACAATCAGGCCGGCTTTGAAGTCGTTGGGGTTGATATTGCCCCTATGCCACGTTACCCGTTTCCCTTCGTTCAAATGGACGCCCTGGAGAGCTTGCGGATTCTCATTGCCGGCGGCTGCATCACCGACAACACTGGCCAGCGCTGGTATCTATCGGATTTTGCAGCGATAAGCGCAAGTCCACCGTGTCAATTTTACAGTGTAACCGCCTCCCTCTCTAATGGCAATCATCCTGACCTGGTTGGGCCGGTACGTGATTTATTGCTGGAAACCGGACTAGCCTACGTAATCGAAAACGTAGAGGGTGCCCCGCTTGTCAACCCGATAACCCTCTGTGGTTCTATGTTTCCCGGCCTGAGAGTTTACCGGCATCGTCTGTTTGAAACCAACCCCCCGATTTACTGGCCCCCGGCTCCCTGCAATCATAGCTACAAAATGCCCCCGTCGAAGGGGGCTTACCACAAATTGAAAAACCGGGAATTTATAACCTGTGTAGGTCATAATTTTCAGGCCGAATCGGGACGGGTTGCAATGAAAATAGATTGGATGACCAGAGACGAAATGGCCCAGGCGATTCCCCCAGCATATTGTGAATGGATCGGGAAACAACTACTCGAAGCGATGGAGGCCACCCAATGACCAAAACCGAACTCCTCACCAAAATCAAAGCGCTACAAATTGAGCTGCTCTTTAAGCAATCCACCGTTGACCAGCTACAAGCCCGGCTTGACCTGGTTGCCGCCACTTGTGCCTATTGTGGCACTACATTTTGGAATGATGATCCGGCGGTGCTCGACCACTGGCGCACCTGTGAGCAGCACCCGGCGCGGGTGGAGTTGGAGGAAATGCGGAGATCGTACCACGCTCTGGAAGTCCAGTTAAATCACGCAAGTGACAGGTTGGTTTTGCAAAGTCAACTGCTTAAGGCGCTGTCGGGGGAGGGTGCGGAGTGAGTAAATTCAACAATCGCAAAGTTCACTACGCGGGATTTGTCTTTGATTCCGTCGCTGAATTTCATCACTATCAAGGTTTACAACTCCGAGAGTACGCCGGCGAAATAACCGGCCTGGAAGTGCATCCGGTTTTCGAGTTGCAGGCCGGATTCACCAAGCGGGGCAAGCGTTACCAGGCGATAAGCTATGAGGCTGACTTTGCTTACTACGCCGGGGGCAAGCGGGTAATCGAGGACACAAAAGGCGTTTTGACTGATACATTTCGGATTAAGCAAAAACTGTTTGAGTATCGTTACCCTGACTTGGAGTTGACCATTATCAAGGTGGGAAAATGAGCAAAAAGAAAACTTTAATTCCCCTCACATTATCATTTCATCGGGCTGACAAAACCTACAGCGACCAACTCGAACGTCGCCTGTCCAAACTACCAGCGGGCGAACAGGAGCGAATCGAGGCGATGATTGTCACGCTCTGCGGGGTCAAAGGATTAGGCCGGGAGTCGGCGCTTGACGTGATTTTCAAGATGTTTCGGACAATGCGGGACCAGAAGCGGGCCGGACTCGGCCCGCCGAATTTGTTGGAAAGTTCTAATTGACTTATCAGAGAAAATAGAGTACAATGTATTTACCTATCTTTGAAGTTGTAAACGCGCAAGTTTTTTCTTTGTCCGCGCAAAAACATTATACTCTTGCTAGAATCCCCGGTGGGGTTAACTGCTTTGTAATTGCGGCCTTGCGCTGCAACTTCAAGGATAGGACAGTTGGCTTCACTGGGGTTTTCTTTTTCCCCTTAAAAATAAATAGGCCGGGTAAACGCGCAAACATTTACCCGGCCCTACCAAAAGAAAGGATTAGCTTTCAGATGGCACAAAGTAATATACCCCAACCTGCCCAAAACGGGCAAACCCTGGCCGATTCCCCGGCCACCCCCCTACAAATCCAAAAACGTCTAACCGCGCTCCGTCGCCAATTGTGCGATAGTGATGCGCTTGTTTTGCGTATCTTTGCAGAGCGTCTTGAACTGCAAGCTGAGATCACAGCGGAGACGGTGCGCTATCAAGACGCGCTGAACGCCGGGATGTTGAGGGAGCAGGGCGCGGAAGCAGTCAGCGAAGTTGAGGCAATGCTGAGTAAGGGGCAAGAGCAATGACAGTAGTTAGGCTAACGCACATTGACGGTAAGCTGCCAAATTTAGCCCTAATGAAGCTCGCCCATTGGCACAAAAGCCGGGGTGATGAGGTTTATTTTACCCCGCGAATTAACCGCAGTTTTCTTGAGCCTGAATACGATATTATTTATGGTTCGACCGTCTTTACCTTTAGCCAGAAACGAACCGAGCAATTCAAAGCCCTATGGCCCGGCGCGGTTGTCGGGGGAACCGGAACCGGAAACCCCGGAACAATTGAGCAAATTATAGGTACTGAATATGAACACTATGATTATTCAATCTACCCTGAGTATCAATGGTCAATAGGATTTACTCAGCGCGGGTGCCGGCTAAATTGCGGCTTTTGCGTTGTGCCGAAAAAGGAAGGCCGGCCCCGGTCTATCAATACGATTTATGATATTTGGAGGCCCGATACCCCGCGCCATGTCTGCCTGCTGGACAATGACTTTTTTGGGCAGCCAAAAGAGCAATGGTTACAGCGGATCGGAGAAATTAAAACAGGCGGCTTCAAAGTCTGCTTTAATCAGGGGATCAATATCCGGCTGGTAACAGATGAGGCGGCCTACTGGTTAAATCAAATTCGCTATTATGATGACCAATTCAAAAACCGGCGATTATATACAGCCTGGGACAATCTCAGAGATGAGCGCATATTCTTTGAGGGTGTTGGCCGGTTAGAGCAGGCCGGTATTCCCCCAAGTCATTTAATGGTTTATATGCTGATCGGTTTTGACCCGTCTGAAACAATGGAACGGATTTTATACCGCTTCGAGCGAATGACAGCGCGGGGAATCCTGCCTTATCCAATGGTCTATAACAATCAGGATAAAGAGCTAAAGAAGTTTCAACGCTGGGCAGTACGCCGATATTACAAAATTGTTCCCTGGCTGGAATATCGCCGGGACTTCGCTAAGTACCTGCCGGTAAAAGAGCAAGCTACGCTATGGGCAGAGCAGGGCGCGGCGGCGGTGGGGGCGGCTGAGGACATCTTGTGTAGTGATATACCGTACTAAATTGAGAGCGAGGCCGATGTGACAACAAATCCATTTCTCGATAACGCCGGAGGATTCACGCCCGTCCCTGATGAGCTATTAAAGCGGTATGCACCCGCCTTTGAGCCGGCTTATGTTTGGGGCGTCGTGTGGCGTTACTGTCAGATGGAAAACGGATCATGCACGGCCTCACACGATACGATTGCAGCGCGGGCTAAAATGTCACGACGGACAATCATAAAGTATCTGGACAAGTTGATTGAGGATGGCTACGTTGAGGATTTGACTCCCGGCCTGAGAAATAAACCGCACACCTATTGCACCAAAAAGGGCGAGGCTTTAATAACTACTATGCAAATTTCGCATACCGAGCAAGCTACTATCCAACAGGATAATGATGTTGGTATGCGAAATTTGCATAGTGACAGTGCAAATAATGCACAGCAACAGGTATCTACTATGCAAGATTTGCACACTGACAATGCAGAATTTGCACAGCCTACTATGCAAGATTTGCACTTGAAGAAAGACTCTCAAGAAACACCTTTAAAAGAATCTTCTCCTAACGGAGAAGATGGCACAATGCCGCCCTCGCCGGTTTTAGATTCCTCGCCTGGCAGGATTGAATATACTGATTTTCAGCGTGGTTTTTTAGCCCGCTTTAATGCCAAGCGTTTTAAGAACCCTACTCAGTATCAAACCTTATGCGGCCTGACCGAGAAACACGGAGAGCCGGAGGTCTCTGCTTTGGCAGAATGGGCGGCTAATAAGGGCATGGGCCTGGGGGATGCAATACCGGCGATAAAATCAGCACTGTCTAAACCAAGAAACAAAAACGGAGTAACCCAAAATGGAAACAATAACCGAAGTAGTCAGAGCCATCGTCAATCAGGCAACCTCGATAGCAAGCCAGTCTTTGACCCCTACACCGGACTCCTTGAGTATCCCGACGGTCACACCGAACCAGCCAACACCGTGCCCTGACTGTTCCGGCGCTGGCTTCCTGCGGGCCGATGTAGACCCCGGTCAACCTGGATTTGGCAAGCCGATTCCCTGCCCCAACGCCTGGCATCAGGAGGAACGACTCCAGCGGATGGCTAAAGTATCGAATATGTTACCGGCTGAATTAAACCGCAGCCTAAAGGACATCAACCCAATGGATGGCAACCGGGCCATGCTCGCGGCGGCCCGTAAGATGGTCAGTGATCCATTCGGTTGGCTATACATTTGGGGCGGGCCTGGCAATGCCAAAAGCGAAGTCCTGATAGCCATTGTCAACGAACTGAATCGCACCGGCAACGGGCCGGCGGTTTATACCAAATTCACCAGTTTGATCGAATTTATGCGGGATGCCTACAGCGAGCGCAAAAAGAAAGACAGCGATCCTGATGTTGATATGGGTTACATTGCCCGGTTTGAACGGCTGAAGGCGGTTAAGGTGCTGGCCATAGACGAAATGGACAAGGCCAGGGAAACCCCCTTTATGCAGGACTTTCGCTTTGATTTTTTAGATGAGCGTTACCGGGCGGCACTGGCCGGCCAGACCATAACCCTGTTTGCCAGCAACGAAAACCCGGCCACGTTACCGGAGGCGGCTTGGGACCGCGTAAGAGATGGCAGGTTCAAAGTGGTTGAAAACACAGCACCCAGCGCCCGGCCTAAAATGCGGCGGTAGACCCCCCCCCACGCGGGCCGGGAAGGAAAGCGAGAGAGCGATGAAAGACCAAAAATTATCAGAGCATCAACTTAAATTACTAAATCACCTGGCCGCCCATAAGGACCACGAGGTACAGTTAGCCGGCTACGGTCAAGCCAAATGGTTGAGCGTGGCCCGTGCTTTGAAAAGGCGCGGATTAGCCAACTCGTTTCATACCGGCAAGTATTACATTACTGAGGCCGGAGAGACTTTCTTGAAAGAGGCGACGATATGACCCCAACCCACCCCCTACCCATCCTTGACGAACTCGACCTCATCCGCGCATCAGGCCGCGAGGTCGTACCCGGCTCGCTCATTTGGCTACCGCATCCCACGAAGCCGGGGCTGCTGGTGCCGGCAGTAGAGACGCGGGTGAAGGCTTGCACCCGGCTTTTAACGGGTGTTGAGGTGGTGACGGTAGAAACGGAAAAGGAAGGAATCGAGCGATGAAACAGAAAAAATATCCAACCCCTTTAGGAGAACTCTTGACCCTGACACAAATCAGTAATCAAGACCGCATTGTTTGTTCTGGCTGTGGATTCGCCGTGCTACAGGATGAATTTATACCCTGTGCAGATTGCGACAATACCTGCTGGTGCTTGTATTGCTGGCAGGACAACGGCTGGAAATGTACAACTTGCGGGCTGGTACACGAGGCAATGAGGCCAGAGCCAGAAACGGAAAAGGAAGGTGAGCGATGATAGAATTATTGCAGCAGTTGAGCGAGGCCGGGCCGGATGTTTGCCGGAAAATTACTATTGGGTTTTCCCCGGTCAGGTATCGAATTAGTGATTATGAGTTTTGGCTTAATAGCGATGAGTTATACGCCGCGTTTGGCTGCAAGTGGCCCATTACCGGCTCCCCCGCCCTCGCCTGGCTACGTGACGCGCTGGAGGCGGCGATAGCGGCGCGGGGGTGGTCACTCAGGATAGAATCAATGGCAGGCGTATCATATGCCAAAGTCGAGATACCAGCGAGACAAGATTATTTCTCAGCCCACGCGGTTGACGTTCCTACCGCCCTCCTGACGGCCTTCATCGCGGCCCTTCGTCAAGCTCACACCCAAAGTACGGGTGCAGGTGATGCAACACTGCGGGCGGCGGGCGAGGGGGAGAGATGAGTTATAAAATCATAGGCCAGGGCGAAAAGTGGACAGTCGTTCAGGGTGACGTGTTGGATTACTTGGCCGGGTCACTCTGGCAGAGGCAGTATGAGCAATCTTTTTTCCATTTTTGCTTTGATGACTGGCCGTATAACCTGGAGTCTCAAACCAAACGTTTTGGCAATCCTAATAGCGCCCCGGCTAAATTTGGCCGCGACGGGGCCTTTGCGCGGCAATCGGCCGGTTTTATGGGCGCTCGTTGGGATACTGATCTGGCCTATCGCCCCGAAACTTGGGCCGCCCTGTTGCCTCACCTGCACCCCGGTGCATTTACGGCCAGCTTCAGCCACCCGCGCAAGCAGGACTTACTTGCTTTTGCCCAGCGTTGCGCGGGCTATGTGATGAATCCGGCGCTGTATCAACTTGGCTGGGTATATTCGTCCGGGAAACCGAATGGTACAAATATGGGGCTTTTGCTTGATAAGCGGGCAGGGGCGAATCGAACCGACAGAATCAACGGCGGGCATATGGGCAAGGTAAATAGCGGCGGTGATTACCGAAATGGCAAGGCCGAAGCGTTTGACAAGATAGTACCCCACGTCAAAGGCAAGGGGGATATTTCAAACGGGACTCCGCTTTCCCCCCTCGCCCGCACCTGGGCCGGCCATCAATACGGCTCACCCCTAGCTCCTGAGCTTGAGCCGATTCTAATCGCCCAAGCGCCATGGCACGGCCTTGACCGGCTAGACACCATCACGGCAACCGGCGCGGGCGCGGTCAATATCGAGGCCGGTAAAAACGGTATGCCGGGGCGTGGTCATCCGGGTCATCTGATGATAACGCATCATCCGGGCTGCGAGTATCGGGGGGTGAAGATGATTAAAAACAATAGCGGAGATGTAGTCGACCCGCCTGGGCAGGCAATGGGTAAAAATGGAATCTACAACAAAATGGAGAAACATACCCCCTACAGGGCCAAAGGCGACGCCTCCGGCATGATCGCTGTCCCTGACTACCTCTGCCACCCGGATTGTCCGGTGGCCCGCCTTGATGCGCAGACGGGTGATGAAAAGAGTTATCATTTTTATCAGGCCGATTGGACGCACGAAATAACCGAGCGCCTGGCCGAAACAAACCCCGTTTTTTACACGGGTAAAGTCCAGGTAGCCGAGCGTAACGCCGGCCTGTCCGGCATGCCGCTATCGGAGCGCCACCGGGTCAATCCTGGCGGGTTGGAAAGAGAACCGCGATTCGCCACGACGTGGCAAGAAAATAATCACCCCACGCTGAAGCCTATAAAATTGTGCAAACATATTTCGGGCCTATTCTTACCGCCGGCTGAGTACGCCCCCCGGCGGATGATAGATTGCACCAGCGGAACGGGATCGCTTCCAATCGGAGCATTGTTGGCCGGTTGGGATGAAGTGCTCGCGGTAGAAATAGATCCAAAATTTGCCAGCATTGCCTGCCGTCGCCTCGAATGGTGGTCTGATTGGCTCCGCTTTGGCCAATCAGACCCCAAAGCCATTTTAGCGGCTGAGGAAATTCACGCCGCCCAAACCTTTATGTTTGCAGGAGGAACCTAACCAATGTCTGAACGAAGAATACCCTACGGCGGCCACCTCCCCCCGGCCCAGCAGCCCTCGCTCGGCTGGCAAACCGCGCAAGTGCTCGCCAGCGACCTGGCCGCGCTGACGGCGGAGAATGCGGAACTGCGGCGGGTGCTGCTGGCCTTGCTGGCCGGGCTGGATAAACTCGAACCCAACTGGCTAGTTGACCGCGCCGCCGGGCCGCAGATAGCAGAGGCGCGGCGGGTGGTGGCTAAATGAACATCCCCCAACGCATCAACGCCCGCCTGAGAAACCTTGCCACCCGCAACGATGCCCTTTTGGAAATCGGGGAATGGGCAAAAAATACCTGCGTACTATTCGGCACATCACCCCAGACGGCCTACCGGATAGCCGCCTATTTTGTCGAGGGGATAGCCAGGGAGGTGACAGCGGAGCCGATGGACAGCGGGGGTGAGGCGCGGCGGGTTATCGAGTGAGGCTGATATATCAGCCGCTTTACAAACCCGCACAACTGTGCTACACTCTAAGTGAGGCCATATAGGCGGCATACTCTTTAAACTGTTGTCGCTACCTCAGCCGGGCGGGGTATAATTTTCCCGGCAAAACTCAATTCACATTGGGAGGGGCCTCCCCCAACGACAGGGGGATCAAGGCGAGTAAAAGCCACCCGGCGGCTCACAGGCCGGGCGTAACCCTCCCGTTAAAATATAGATGATAAAATGGCAGCAGCAACCCGTTCCCACGAAGAACACGGGCCGAGAGCCTACAGTCCCCAAAGGGGGCGTTGTCGTAGAACGGCAAGCCGGAAAGCGTAACCGGCACTCTAAGCAGAATTTCAAGCCGTTTATAGGCTAAGAAAATATAATCACGTGACGCGAGCCGGGCGCGTTATCCCGGCAAACTTTTACAACGGGGCGCAGCATCCGCACCAGGATAGCCGCCAAGCGCCCCAGCACGCTACCACCGGTAACACACCTACCGGAGGAAAATTGAGCAATGGTATCCGGCCCGCATTGGGCCATAATTTGAGTTGCAAAGGTCACTGGACTGGGCAGAGCGCCCGGTTTTGTGGCCTTTTTTGTTTGGCATAGGAGAAGCATCATGGTACGCGGTAAATTCACTCTGCAATCAATTACTCAAAATTCCTATGGGGGCGACGGGCGCACCCTTGTTTTTACGGCGCAATATGACCCCGAATTATCAGAGGATGCGGCCTATTCAAAAGCCACACCCACCGGACGCATTGAAATGACGGTAGACAACCCCGCAGCCTTGAAGCAGTTCAAGCTGGGCGTGGCTATCTATGTAGATTTTCACACCAGCGAATAGTTGGCCATCGCCGGGGCGAAGTGTTGAAGCAAATCGCCCCGGCTAAACGCAGGCAAAGAGGATGCCTGGCCTTAAGGCATTATATCACACCTTAAGGCTAAATGTTAAGATGCTGTGGAATTGTTGTCAAGGGAGTTTCCCGTCAGTGAGTATCTTGTCTTCGGTGTTTTGGTTCTGGCGTTCGGGGTGGTGGTGCTTTTCGCCCTGGGCGGTGCGGTAGTATCTTACATTGATCGTAGAGACCAGCGCCAGGAACGGCGGCGACTGACTGAGGAAAACAAGACTTTAACAACCGATAATTTCAGGCTTCAGGGTGAGAAACTTATCCTCGAAGCCAAGCTGTTGGCTGCACTTGAACAGATTCAAACCCTGAGCGCCAGTCTAAGTCCGGGACCGCCGGAATGAAAGCGAAGGCCGTACTACTGGTGGAAGATCAAAACGGCTTTATTGCTCAGGCCATTTTGGAGAGCTACGGCGGCATGCGGGTGACGCTAGTGACGCGGGGTGATGAGGCGATTCAAAAGCTGGACAGCGAAACGTTCGATGGGGTGATTTTAGACTTGCGATTACCAGTAGTCAGCGGATTTGTGGTTCTGGAAGCTATCAAGCGAAGAGACCCAAACACGCCGGTTGTTGTACTTTCGGCTTTTGGGGACAAGATCAGCCGCGAACGCGCTGCCCGCTTGGGGGCAGATGGCTATATTGAGAAGCCTCCGAATTATCCAAAGCTTCACGACAAACTTTCCGGCCTGATGGCCCTTCGACAGGCGCAGGAAGCGGCCAACCGGCGTTTCGATACGCTGACTCTAACGGGTGATCACAGTGAGAAAATAGCCAAAATGAGACGATTGCAACGGCTCAAGGAACAGGCGGCCAAAATGGGGATAGCGTCCCCGCCGGAAATATTGAACGAGATAGATGATTTGGAAGCGGAGATAGACGCATGGCGCTGATATTGGTGATTGATGATGAGGACCTGGTACGCGGCTTTATCCGGCACGTACTGGCCGATGAGCACATGGTAGTTGAGGCATCAACCGGCCTTGACGCGCTGCGGCTGGTCAAGCTGGCCAAGCCCAGTCTGGTCGTTTTGGACATCCATCTCGGTAGCAAGCCAGACGGGCCGGAAGTTTGCAAAATCTTACACGATAATCCTAGCCTGGCCGGTATGCCAATTCTGGCAATATCGGGACATACCAACCCAGCCGAAATAAGCCAAACCCTGATCGAGTCGGGGGCTATTACTTTTCTCGACAAGCCCTTTGAGGCGGACGAACTAAAGAGCATTGTTGCCTACCTGTTGGCCCGGAATAAGGGCGCACTGTCACGGCTGATGAACGGCCTGGGCGAGCAGGCTCTGGTCAATGAAGTCTACTACGCCGTTATTGCAGGAAATTCTTACGTGATCGTCAGGGCGCTTGAGGCCGGAATCGCGCTGGCCAGGGCTGATTTTGTGGCAGAGGAAAAAGAGTAATGGCAGCAAACGAGGAGTCAATCCTAAAACGATTGGATGGAATAGAGGACCGATGACGGCACAATTCGGAGCGCAACCGCTTATCCTAAAAACAAGCACGGATGAAGTTTTATCACTGGCCATTTTGTGGTACAGAGCCAGGATGGAAAGATTAAACACAAACCCGTCTGACCCAAATGAAAACTATGAATTTTTAGAGGGAGAAGAAGAGCGCTTTGAATGGAAATTAGCGGAGGCTGTCGCTATCGGATTGTGCGAAGTGCCAATTCCTAACCCGTTGGGATATTAAATTATGATTGACGCCGCCGGCCTCCTTATCGGCCTGCTTGTGGCCCTGATTGCAGCGGCATTGGTGGGTATGTTGATTTGGTGGTGGGGGAGGGGTGAGGATGCCTGAGAAATTATCAGACGAAATAAAAACACTTGCCAGAATTATCAGGCACCAGAGACAAGTCAGTTTTTTCTTACGAGAATTGGCTCGAAAACTGGAACAGCGGGCCGATATACACGATCAATCAAAGCTTGAATTTGATGAGCTAGAAGGCTTTTGTCAGCTTGACATAGGTCGTAGTCATCAAAAACAGGAATACGGCTCTAAAGACTATGAAGCCGGTATAAAGATAGATGCTGTCCAGTTGCATTTTAGCCGCAATAGTCACCACCCAGAGCACTGGCCAAATGGCATAGAGGATATGCCGTTCATTGATATTCTGGAAATGCTTTTTGATTGGGAAGCGGCTCGGTTGGAAAGGGACACCGAGGCGGATATGAATAAAACGTGGGAGATGAGACGGAAACGTTTTAGTCTCACCGATGAGCAAACTCAGTTTTTGAGGACTATTTGGGAAAAGCTGGCATATACTGAGAAAATGGTAACTACTGTCTGGAAAGATGGCACATACAAATCCTGGGGCGCGACCGATGCCCACTACGCGGCCCAAGACCCTGATTGGCTGGTAAATGTAGAAGTCGGAGTAAAGTGAAAATCAAAGTCGGCCCGCTTCTCTATGACGTGGTTTGGGTGGAAGGATTAAAGAACGATGACGGCGAATCCCTGTGGGGGCAAGCGCATCACGAAAATGGACAGATCAACCTATCCACCGGCAAGTCGGATAGCCAGACCTTTGTCACCTTATGGCACGAAGTTTTACACTGTTTTGAGAACGCTTACGGCATCACCTTAGATGAGGAAATGGTAATGCAACTTTGCGGGCCGATTGCGCTAGCAATTATGGACAATCCAGCTTTGCGGGGCCAGCCATAGTATGTATCATCCTTACCCTGCTAACTACCGTCAACATCCCCCGGAGGAACACCCGCCTATTCCGGCTAAACGTCTGGCCCTGGCTCGCCGGGTAAATGCCTCAAATATCAATGCCGCCGGCGACCGGGTATACCGTTTTCAATCGGGCCGGTGGGAGTACGCTGACTGGCGGGGTAATGATTGGGGTAGCTGGTGGGAGTGTGAAGAGTTCCCGGAGGCGATTAAATTGTGAATGACATCTGGGAAGATCGGCGCGTTAAAATCGGCTATGAGACAGCGGAGGAATTAGCCCATAAGTTCAACGAGGCGAATTGGCGGGGCCATCCAGAGGCGCAAGCCGAATCACTTGACGATAGCCTTGATCTGCTGGGCTGGGTTGGCAGCGTTAAGGTAAACATATCCACGAACCGTATATTTGATGGTCATTTGCGAGTAACCCGCGCCCTAGTTAAAGACCCGGCGTTACAAATCCCCGTTGACTATTACGACTTGACGCCTGATGAGGAATTACTAGCCCTGCAAATTCACGATGCCATCACCGAGCAAGCCCAGCCTATCCCCGAAAAGTTGGCACTGCTGCTTGAACGCACCCGCGCCATGACAGCGGATAGGCCGGGGCTGGCCGGGATGTTGGAGTCGCTGCGGTTGCGAGCGGCTAATGGGTTGCTTGATCGGCAAGTAGAGTCGCCGGAGGACTTTGGAGAATATGGTGAAGATATTGAAACCGCGTACTGTTGCCCAAAATGTGGATACGAATGGGCCGGCCAGCCGAAATAATCAGCGCATCTTTGTTGAAGATGCCAATGGTCTAAGGTTACGCGGGGGGGGCAGCGGTCACTTATTTGTAGATGTGACTGACAAGCCGTTTCCAACGGTGCAGGCCAATAGGTCGGTAAGGTATTACATAGAAAATGATGGCAAAATGACAAAGCAGCGAGTAGAAAATAAACCCCCTTACCAAGTCCCTCTAATGACCGATATAGCCGCCCTACCCTGGAATGGCTTTACTGCCATAAGTACATTTTCAGGCTGTGGCGGTAGCTGTTTGGGCTATCGCATGGCCGGCTTCAAAGTCCTATGGGCTTCCGAGTTTATCCCGGCAGCCCAGGAGGTTTACCGGCTTAACCACCCCGGATCAATTTTAGATACCCGTGATATTCGCGCGGTCGAGCCAGGGGAAATATTAGAAGCAATCGGATTAAAGGCTGGTGAACTTGATCTAATGGACGGCTCCCCGCCGTGCGCTTCGTTCTCAACGGCGGGCAAGCGTGAGGCCGGTTGGGGTAAAGTCAAAAACTATAGCGATACCAAACAGCGCACTGATGATCTGTTCTTTGAATACGCCCGAATCCTAAATGGGTTACAGCCTAAAGTCTTTGTAGCCGAAAATGTCAGCGGGCTTGTCAAGGGAACAGCAAAAGGATACTTTAAGCTAATCCTACAGGAGCTAAAAGATTGTGGTTACAACGTCAAAGCTAAACTACTTGACGCCCAGTGGTTAGGCGTCCCACAGATGAGGCAGCGGATTATCTTTATCGGGGTGCGAAATGATTTGGGCTTAGAGCCGGTTTACCCGAAGCCGTTAACATATCGGTATAGTGTCAGAGAGGCTATTCCCTGGATTGTCAGGCAGGGAGACAATGGCGGTTTTGGCGGTGGCGGCTGGCAAGACGCCGGGCAACACCCAAGCGGCACAATAGGAACAGGAGCGCAGGCGGGAAACGGACGTTTCCCGCCTGCGCTAGTTGAGGCGCAAATAAAACAGGGTGGCAAAAATGGTCACTCTTCACAGCGCGGCGAGATTGACAATCTCGCCGCGCTCGCACCGACTATTATAGCCGGCGGCGGGTCAGGACAATTTGAAGTTGAAACCCGCGCTTATCGAGATAAGCGCGGGGCTTTTGGCAATGATGGTGATATTACCGACCAACCCGCGCCAACTGTTCTAAGCGATAGCATAGGGACTCATTGGGTAGTTGAGCCTGAAAGCGGTTGGAATGCTGTAACAGGGGCGGAGCGAGAATTTGGGCCTAACGATGTTGTTCCTACGATAATGACACACGGCAGAGGTCAGTCCGGCCTTGTCTACAAGGCCGGACTGACCGAAAAGCGAAAATTCACCATTGCCGAACTTAAGCGTATCTGTGCCTTTCCTGATGACTTTCAACTAACAGGAACCTACAGTCAGCAATGGGAGCGATTGGGGCGGGCTGTGCCTCCGGTGATGATGGCGGCGGTGGCTCAGGTAATTAGAGATGAGATACTATGCAAACTCAAATGATTGACCAAACCCTACCCGTCGGCAAGTGGGAATTTGATCCTGATGTAACTCACGTCTTTGATGATATGCTGGCCCGGTCAATCCCTCAGTACGCCGTGATGCGTCAAGCCTGCCTTGATATTGCTTGCCAGTACCGGCAACCTAACACCGATATTGTAGACCTGGGCTGTAGCCGGGGTGAGGCTATAGCAGAGCTTATTGATAAATACGGCGCTGGTAATCGCTTCATCGGCGTAGAAGTTAGCTTGCCAATGTTAGAGGCTTGTCGCAGCCGGTTTGAGGGCTATATCAATAGCAAGACGGTAGACATCAGGCAGCTTGATTTAAGAACGGATTACCCCCCAGTTTATTCAAGCGTCACCCTTTGTGTTCTAACTTTGCAGTTTACACCGATTGAATACCGACAGCGGATTATCAGGAATATTTACAAACACCTTTCCCCTGGCGGCGCCTTGATCCTGGTTGAAAAACTGTTAGGCGCTGATGCTGAGTTAGATGAGCTAATGGTAAAACTCTACTACGGTCTAAAAGCTCATAATGGCTATACTCAGGAACAAATAGAACGCAAGCGATTAAGCCTTGAGGGGGTGTTAGTTCCGGTTACGGCTCGCTGGAATGAGGAGCTTTTGAAGATGGCCGGATTTAATCATATTGATTGTTTTTGGCGGTGGATGAATTTTGCCGGCTGGATAGCGGTTAAATAACCACCCAACCCCCGCGCCTCGTTAGCGGGTGAGTTGAGCGAAGATACCTTATGGCAGATTTAACAGACAAGCAAAAAGCGTGGGCCAATGCCTACCTTGAAACCTTCAACAAAACCGAGGCAGCCCGACGGGCCGGCTATGATGGCAACGATGTTTCGTTAGCAAAGATAGGCTCTGATAACTACAGAAAAGTACAGATAATGGACTACATCAGGTTGCGGTTAGACGAGCGTCTTATGTCAGCCGATGAAGCCCTTACCCGGCTATCTGAACACGCGCGGGGCGACCTGGGCGAGTTTGCCGATATTCAGTTAATGGCGGATTTGAAAAACCACCCTAAATCCCATCTGATTAAAAGGCTGACTATGGATGTTTACGAAGATAAGAATGGCAAAGTTCATTATAAAACCCATTTTGAACTTTACGACGCTCAGGCCGCACTTGATAAAATAATGCGCTATCACGGCATGTATAATGATAAAGTCGAAATCTCCTGGCGTGACAAACTCCCCCCCAATATTGATGCGGAAGAAGCAAAGCGGCAATTTAGAGCAATGACACAACAGGCAGCAATCCTACAGGACAAAGATGTTACGGAGTGATGTCATTTCGCAGGTTGACCCCGCTTTAGCCCGCTGGTTTTTATCATTGCCCTCAGCGCAGGCCGATGCGTTTATGGCGGAGGTGGTGAGCGAGGTAGAGCAGGTTGATGAACGCTTTACCCCCTACCGCTTTGACCCCGGCTATATTCAACAGTTTTTGGGCTGGACCCCCTGGCATAAGCAATCTGAGATACTTGATGCTTACATTTTAGCCCTCCGCCAGCAGCATGAGCGTTACGATTTTGAGCAAGGTAACATCACTCTTGATGATCTCGAATACTGGCGTCCGGGGCAAATTATTCAAAATTGGTTATCGGTTGACGCCGGTCACAATGTTGGCAAAACCAAACTGGCAGCCGGTATTGTTTCTCACTTCTTTGATTGCTTTGCTCCCTCAATTATCTACTGCTTTGCCCCAAGTGATGACCAGATCAATGACTTGCTATTCAAAGAAATTCGCACCGATAGAGATGGTAAAAACCTGCCCGGCGAGGTGCTTTTAGAGCCGCGTATCAAGTATAAGGGCAATCATTTCGTAAAGGGTAAGGCCACAAACAACGCCAAAGGCACAGGAACCGAACGGGCGCAAGGGCAGCATGGTAAATACCTGATGTTTGTTTTAGATGAAGCCGAAGGTATACCCGGTTTCATTTGGGAGGCGGTAGAAAGTATGGCCTCCGGTGGTATCGTTATCGTTTTGATCCTTCGAAACCCTCGCACCACCACCTGTAAAGCGCACAAAATCAGGCGGCGCGAAAACGTCAAATCCTTTCGGATTAGTTGCTTGGAGCATCCCAATGTTTTAGAGGATAAAGAGATAATCCCCGGCTCGGTTAGACGTGAATACGTTGCCGGGATGCTTGAAAACTGCGAGGTAGTCAACGAACACAATGCGGATGATTATACCTTTGAACTACCCTGGCAACCCGGTGCCATTTACCGGCCCACGCTCGAAACCCTCTGGCGCGTCCTGGGTATTGCTTCGTCTAAAGGAACCGATGACACATTCTGCCCACCAGGGCGATACGAGGCAGCTATTAGCAATCCCCCGTATGATGGGGATAATCCAGAGGAGGCGTGGCTAGGAGTTGATGCGGCCCGCTATGGAAACGACAAAGGCACGATCTATATCCGGCACGCCGGCATGGTTTGGAAAGAAACCGAGATAGCCAAGCAAGATGGCTTTGCTTATTACCTGGCCGTCAAAAAGGCTTGCCAGAAGTTGAGAGATAAGGGTGTCAAACGGGTATGGGTCAGAGTTGACGCCGGCGGGGGCTACCATTCAACTTGCGTTGACAACTTGCGCCGGGATGCCGACCTGCAAAGCTGGTTTGATCTTTTTAAGGTTTTTGAAGTCCATAATAATGGAACCGCCCTGGAAAACGACAAGTTTGCCGATAGTGTAACTGAGATGTATTACCACGCCGGGCAGGCATTAAAGGTACTCAGGCTTTTATCACCGTCTCCTAATCTTGAGACGGACTTGTGTGAACGGCAATATGGGTATGTCATCAAAACAAGTAACGGACAATCCCGACTGGACTTAAAGCAACTTGTCTCAAAAGAGAAGTTCAAGGACAAGTTTAGCCGCTCTCCTGATGATGGTGATGGATTTTGTTTGTGTGTAGCTCCAAATAGATTATTTAAGCAAGGAGTCTTTGTGGGATGACTCTATTTTTGCCTCGGTTCCCCTTTTATTGGGTACACAAAACTCCTGAAAAGCGGCATATCTATTTGCTACTGCACTTTCAAAAGATGCTGGCTAAAAAGAAGATGAGTCATTCTGAAGTGGCCAAGATTATATTGAGGTACAAATGATCCAATCTAAACCCTCTCCCTGGCATCGCCTCAAAGCGGCCTATCAATTCTACCAACACGGCTACCGGCGCTTTATGCAAGCTCCCACCTCAACCGGGGGGCAGGTCAAGAAAATCCCCTTCATCTGGCCGACCTGGGTCAATGGTCAACCCCAATGGCAGCTAATCAACTATGAGGCATATGTCACTGAGGGGTTTAATGCCAACGCTATTATTTACGCTGCCATAATGTATAAAACACGGGCGGCTACTCAAGTGCCCCTACGGGCCTACACCGGCACGCCTGAGCAGCCCGAATTACTCCCCCCCAATCACTGGCTGCAATCGCTCTGCATGCGACCCAACCCCTTCCAAAGCTGGGCTGAATTTAAGTCACAAGCCTGGGTCTACTGGCTCATATCCGGCAATAATTTTACCATATTCAACCGCTCCAGGGGCACTATCCCTGAGATGTACAATCTACGCCCTGACCGGGTATTTATTGTGCCAACGACTGACCGCAAGCGGGTTATCGGCTTTTGGTACGTACCGGAGGGCCGGAGTTGGAATGATGGGGTGCCCTACCTGCCCCAAGATGTGATGCATAATAAGCTACCCAACCCCGGCGACCCCCTTGACGGTTTGGGCTATGGTCTCTCCCCCCTCTCCGCTGCCGCCCATAGCGCCGATGTAGACAATGACCTGACCAAGTTCTTTCGACTGTTCTTTAAGGCCGGCGCAATGCCCAGCGGCCTTTTGTCCTTTGATGTGCCAATGCAAGAAGATGATGTTAGCGCGGCCCGCCGGCGTTGGAATGAGGTCTACGGCGGTTCCGAGAATTGGGCCGAGGAAAGCGTTGCAGTCCTGGACCAGGGCGGTAAATATCAGCGTATCGGCTTCACTTTCCAGGAGATGGATGTCAGTTCTATTGATGCCCGCGATGAAAGCCGCATAGTCGGCCCGTACGGGGTGCCACTTACACTCATTGAAAGCCGGCCACAATTAGTCACCTCTACCTACTCAAACAAAGAAACTGACCGGCTAATGTTTTGGGAAGACACAATGGAGCCGGAATTAAACTGGTGGCAATCCGATTGGCAATACTACCTACAGGGTGATGACGGCTCTTTTGTAATGTATGATCTGGGCAATACGCCCGCTTACGTCAAGCGTAAGCTGGTGCAGGCCGATAGGTTTGAGAAAGCCCTGGGACTGAAGGCCGTAACGGTTGACGAATACCGGGCCGTTTTGGGATTAGACCCCAACCCGGAATTAACCAGGCAAGCTCAACAGCCTGTAGAAGTTGTTCCACGGGATGAGACCATGCCTGAAGCTGAGGAGGAGGCAGACGAATTACTAAAACGCAAAGAGGCTGAATTTGAAAAATGGACTTCTCAGGATTGGGATTATAAAAACAATCCTCCTGTAAAAAAAAAGCCCAACTAAAAGACCGTGAATCCTTCCGGGCCAAAGCCGATGAACTTGCCGTCAGCTATGAAGTGCAATTCAGCACTGCGGCCACTGCCTCATTTACCGCAGACCAACGCTATATTGAGGCCATCATCAACGACGCCAACCGCGAAGCCAGGCGGCAACGGTCAAGCCTGAATTGGGATGTAGTGACCGGGGCAATAGCGGTTTATCTGGCCGGCCCGTCGCTTGCCAGTTGGCAACAGCAGATGACGGGCGCGGTTAGCAGCCTGATGACTGACCGGGTAAACGACCTGAACCGGCAATTCAAACAGACCTATCCGGCAGCGGACTTACTAGCTCAGGAATGGTTTAATGAATACACAATCAATTTTGCTCAGTATATCAATGCCACTACTGAAGAAACTATCAGGCGGTTAATTGAGCAAGGTGTGAGTGAGGGCTGGTCAGTGCCGATGACAATGAAGCATCTTGAGACATTATTCAATCAATGGATGACTGGCAATGTAACCCCGGCAGAATTTGAATGGTTTAATCAGCGGTTGCCGGAATATCGGCTTGAGACGATAGCTCGAACTGAAACAATGAAGGCCCTTAATGCTGTCAGTTATAGATTGTACAGCGCTTGGGGCGTAGAATTTCACGAATGGCTGGCAACCCACGATAACCGCACCCGTCAAGACCATCGCGCTATTGACGGGCAAGTGGTGAGGGTCGGCTCGCCATTTAGCGTAGGAGGTTGGCCTATGTTATACCCGCACGATCCGGCGGGGCCGCCAGAAGAAACCATTAACTGCCGGTGCTCAACATCTCCGAGGACATAATGGATAATCAACTTAAGGATAGAATCCTACAAGAAATTGCGAAAAGTTTTCCGTATCCAATTGAGGACGTTAGTTCTATTTACGATAGGACGCACTCTTTTGATGCCACAATTAAAGCCTGTGAAGCGGCGGTCGCGTTTGGGTTTAGCCGTGCAATAGGTGTTTTTTCTTTCCCTAAAATCCCCGGCCCATCGGAGACGAAATGATTTTCCTGCCTGTTTGGATTATAGCCTTTAGATTGCGGTGGCGATATTGGTATCTTGGAATGGTTACACGTTTTGGTTATCGTCTCTTTTTTTCTATTGGCCCGTTACAGATTGACTGGAAAAGAAAATGGGGGAAATTATGACACTTCAATTAGTCCCATTATCTGAGATCAAAATAACCTGTCCAGAACACGGTGAACAATCTCCAATCGAAAAGCATTTTACTAGCGTCACTTTACCATGCGGCGCTGTTTATAATTTTTGCGGGCCATACGGCTGGCAACTAGATAAGCATCTGGAA